GTTAAGGCTTAAATCAATGCACAATAACATTGGTAAGGGCGATGTTGTTTATTATGTTGGTGCAGAAGAAGGTGAGTTTCCAGCGCTTTGTCAAATGTGGGGAGCAGAAGTTGTATTGTTTGAACCTAATCCTAAAGTATGGTCACACCTTCCACAAACTTGGAAATCAAATAACTTAGAACTTCCAATGGCATGCATTCCTGGATTTGCTTCTGATAAAGTAAATGAGCTTGCAAGAATTTATTATAATGAATGGCCTCCAGAGGCTGATGACGTTATTGAAGCAGCACATGGATTTAAAGAATTATACCTTGAAGGTGATTCATATGGTCAAATTACTATAGATTCTTGTGTATATGATCACGGTATTAAGCCACCTACCGCCATTTCATTAGACGTAGAGGGTAGCGAATGGAGGGTCCTAGGAGGGGCTGAGAGTGTCCTTAAACAGTATAAGCCTAAGATTTGGCTATCTGGACACCCTGAATTTATGTTACAGCAATGGGATGAATCCTTATATAATCTTAGACAATGGATAAAAAATTTAGGATATAAAGAAAAATTGCTTGATTACCAACACGAAGTTCATTTGTTCTATGAGTAGTCTTATATTTTGTTCACATACAGATGATGGAATTTTTTCTTTAGGAGATTACATCCTTGATAGTAGTGATGATTTTACAATTGCATCTGCATTTGCTGGCATACCAACAGATGATGCTGGATATAAAAAACACACTACATTAAGAAAAGAACATGACGAAGCCTGTTCTATGGTAAATGCTAAAGTTATTAATGGAGATCTATTAGATGATGTTTATGGAAAACAAAATGAAGATGATTTAATAAATTGGATAAAAAGTATAATTGTAGATTTTGATAATATATATATTCCACTAGGAATTCATCATCCAGACCACGTATTTTTATCAGATACTTTATTTAATTTAATGAAGCATTTTGATAAAAAATATTTTGTATATGCTGAGTTGCCATATAAATTGTCATATCAGGATTTATATGAAACAAGATTAAAAATTTTTACATCACTTTGTGGTTTAAAAAAAACTAACACCAATTTTACAAAAAACAAAATTGATGCAATAAAAAAATATGATTCACAAATAAAATACGCAAGCGATCCATCTTGCATAGATGAAGAATTATTTGCACAACTTATTGTAGAAGAAGAAGTATGGGAAGTTTCAATATTAGATCATGCTAAGGTTTTTTGGGACAATGCTGCAAAAGATGTAGATGTAAAGTATAAATATATTGCAGATGAATGGGCACCTAGTGAAAAATTTTTAACTCTTATAGAGGACAGCAATAGTAATTGGAATAATGTTTTAGAAATTGGATGTGGATTAGGAAGGCTGCTCGTTCCTCTTGCAGAGAAATATAATGAATGCAACTTTTACGGAATAGACATATCTGATGAAATGATTAAGCTTGCACCTAAGAAAGATAATATAAAGTATCAAGAACTTGCAGACAATCTTGATCTTGTGTACTCAATTCTAGTCTTTCAGCATATTGACCACCAAGAAAAAATTAAATATATAAAACTTGCTTGTGAAAAATTAAAAGTTGGTGGTATTTTATTCTTTCAGTTTGTTGTTGGAGAAGAGAATTCTGCATACTCTTATCAAACATCAAGGTTTGAAATTAACAGAATATTAAGTGATGTAGGATTTAAAAACTTAATCTTTACAGATCATATGCATCCTAAATGGATGTTTGTTAGGGCTACAAAATGATAAAAGCATATCTTCTTTCTTTTAATAAAAATGATTGTGCTGCCGATAAGTGGGACTATGGCCTATTAAAAGAAATTTTTACTAAGTATGATATAGAAGAAATTAAAGTTACATCTTTGCCAAAAGAAGAACGTGCTTTTGTTATTGTTCCTGGACCACAAAATCTTGGACATGAAAAATATATTAATAAAGAAATACAAAATATATCAAGGCTTGTTTTATTTATTAATGGAGATGAGCAAGGTAGTTTTGATATAACAAAGATTAATCATCCTAATGCTGAGATATGGGTTCAATACCCCTATGAACAACACAAACATTTAAATAAACTACCAATAGGTGTTCCACAACATCTAAAGAAGTTGGTACCAGATTATCCGTCAAAAGACTATGAAGTATATTTTAGTGGTCAAATAACACATCCAAGAAGACAACAGATAGCAAAGGTTATGCCAGACATGCCAAATGCCCTTTTTACCCTTACAGCAGGCTTTGCACAGGGCGGAGAACCTAAAGACTACTATAAGTCCTTGTCCAGTGCTAAGATCGCTCCTGCGCCTGCTGGGGCCGCAACGATTGACACCTTTAGATTCTTTGAGGCTATAGAGATGCTATGCCTGCCAATTTCAGATAGTGTAGACTCTAAGGGAAATAGTAGAAATTTCTATCAAGATGTATTTGGCTATGATATACCTGTTAGAAGTGTTACTGATTGGTCTGAGCTACATGAGCTAGTTCCAGAGTTGTTAAATAATTACCCTGAAAATATGCATACTGTAGTATCCTGGTGGATTAAATATAAGAGAGACTTAGGCATTAAGATTATGAGGCAAGTGAATGAATAAAAAAGATATAACAATTATACTTGCAACATCTATAATACCAGCCCATCCAAATACTGAAATGATAGATGAAACCATTAAGTCTATTAGGGTACACTTTCCAGAAAATGAAATCATTATACAAATTGATGGTTTAAGAAAAGAACAAACACACAGGAAACCAGATTATGATGAGTACAAGAATAGAATTCTTTGGAAATGTTTACATGAGTATAAAAATGTATTGCCAATAATCTTTGACAAACATAGTCATCAAACCACAATGATGCGTAATACTATTGATGAAATCCAAACACCACTTATGATTTATGTTGAGGGTGATGCTCCATTAACACCAGATGTGCCGATTGATTGGGAAAGGTGTATTGATCTTATTGAACAAAAACGGGCTAACACAATTCGTTTTCATCATGAAGCAACAATACCAGAACCACATAATCATTTAATGCTTGGACTTGAAGATGGCTTCATGAAAACATCTCAATGGAGTCAAAGACCTCACTTAAGTACTGTAAAATATTATAAAGATGTTGTCTTACCTTTCTGTAAACCAATAAGTTTTATTGAAGATAGATTTCACGGTAAGGTTCAAGATGATATTTTTCCTTACGATAGTTTTAGTCAGGAAGGTTGGGACACACATAAACTTTGGATCTATCATCCTGAAGGAAATATAAAACGATCTTATCATTTAGATGGTCGTGATGGTACAAGAAAGTTTACACAGGATGATGATACTTGGGGATATACAGAGTGACATTTGGAATAATTGCAAGATGTGATAATAGTGGATTGGGCAATCAGACAAGAGATCTGGTTAAAATGCTAAATCCAGATAAGATTCTTTTAATTAATTCCTCAAGCTTCAACAATAATAAACAATATCCTGAGTGGTATGATGGCTATAACGTAATAATGACAGATGGTTTTCCAACTAAACAAGAGGTTTCTAGATTTATGGATGGACTAAATTCTGTACTTACATGCGAAACCTTTTACCATCCACATTTTATTCACCTTTCACAGAGACGTAACGTTAAAACGTTGATGCAGTATAACTATGAGTTTCTTGATCATTTAAATAGACCAGATATGCCTTTGCCAACCTATATGATTGCCCCTAGTTATTGGAAGATAGATGAGGTTATTAGTAAGTTTAGTAATGATACCAATGTTATTCATTTACCGCCGCCGATTGACTCATCTGAGTTTGCTTCTGTAAGAGATAATAATCTTGGAAAAGATCATAAAAGAATTCTTCATATTGGTGGCAAGGCAGCTTCTCAGGATAGGAATGGCACTCAAACTGTTATTGATATGCTTGAGCATTCAACAGCTGACTATGAGTTAGTTGTTAGAAGTCAAACGGAACTTAAAGTTAATTGCAAAGATCCCAGACTTACTATTGACATAAGCGATAATGATAGCAGGTCTTCAATGTATGAGGGCTTTGACGCTATGGTTCTTCCAAGAAGATATGCTGGCTTATGCTTGCCAATGAATGAGGCGCTTATGAGTGGTCTACCAGTCTTTATGACTGACATATCACCAAATAATGAAATTCTTCCAAACGATTGGCTAATTCCTTCAAGAAAAATAAACACACTTATGACAAGAGTTAAATTAGATGTATATGAGGCTGATCCCAAAGAGCTTGCTAAAAGAATTGATAACTATGTTAACAGTGATAAAAAAGCAGAAAAAGAAAAAGCTGCAACTATTGGGTTTGAAAACTTTGATCCATCTATTCTAAAGAATCAATACCTTCGGATTCTGGAAGGATAAACTCTTCTGAGAATTTTTGTTTTAAATTTCCAAGAGTCATGAAGGTTGCTTTTTGATCATTTCTAAATTTAATGTATGTTCTAAGCTCTTTAATTTTATAGTCTGTAAACTTTAATATATAATAAGATAACCAGAGATCGTCAATAATCCAGTACTCTTCAGGGCAATCAAAGAAGTCCTCATTTAAAAACAGCTTAGACTCACAAATAAGTCCACCAGTTCCAGCATAGTTGCCTAGTTCATCGCCGACAATCTTAATCTTTCTTTTATATCTTGCATTAATTCGGTGTGCCCAAAAAGATTTTACTACATTAGGCTCATATTGTTTATGACATTCTTCTATAAAAGTGTTTGGAATAATTTCATCATCATCAATAAATATTATTTTTTCATACCCTTGTTCAGCAAGATCTCTTGCTAACAAAAATCTAGCAAACTGTTTAAAATCATTTTTGTATTCATTAATTGATATATTTAAACCACCACCATACTTATCTAAATAGCGCAAAAGTCTTTCATTTTGATTTGAATTATCAACAATATAAAAATCAAAGTCTTTATCTGTTTGATTGTTTATGCAGCCCAAAGTAAGCTTAAGGTTTTCCAACCTTATATAGGTACACATTATTAAAGCTGTATTTGACATATTAATCTATAATAGCATAAAAAGAAGACCAGCCTATTGCTAGGCTGGCCCTCCATAATATAACTACTTTACAGCAGTCTTCTTTGCAGCAGCCTTCTTAGCAGCCTTCTTAGCAGGTGCCTTAGCAGCCTTCAGAGCCTGATCTACGGCCTTAGCATCTGGCAATACACCAAACGCCTTGTCGTTAGGATTGATTGCTCTAATAGCCACTGGAGCGATTGCAGCAACTAGTGCTGTCCATAGATCCTTTGGATCTGTAACTCCTGCCATGTATAGGGCAAGTCCTGATGCAAGCACTGATCTTCCGTATGATGCTAGTAGTGCCTTTAGTTGTTCTGTATTCATTTTATTCCTCCTAGGATATAACTCGTGTTAGTATTGTGAAACCAATCCATAGACCAATAATTCCTGCGACTCCCGCAAAAACTGGTGGTGCTGGTACTGGCAATTTGAATGCTGCGAACACGACACCGCATCCAAAACCTGTTAGTGTTGATAGAATAATATCTTTCATTGTTTCTCCTCAATAGATAATAGTTGTTTTAATTTTTTTTGTTTTGTATATTCTTTTATAGCTTCTATAACCACATCTCTTTCTTCAGGTGGCCAAGCATTCATTAGTATTTGTTTTATTCCATCTTTTTCAAGCTTATCTACAAAATTATCAAATTGCTCATAGGTAAAATATTCAACATCAGTTACTGAATGCTCTAACTCTCCTTTACGCCATGCTGGTTTTATAACATATCCATCTAAAAGGCTTAGCTCTGCTTCTGTTTTTCTAAATACTGGGGTCATTGCTATCATAGCATCTGTATCTTTTAGATTTATTTTATTTGATAATAATTGATCAGGGTTATTATTGTCTACAGACCAGTGTTGATTTATATAGGATCTGTAAGGTAAAATTATTTTATTTTTATATATCTGTGCTGCTTCTAATACATACTGATTTGTTGTTGATACATAAAAATCTAATTTATTAATGTAATCCTGATTTCCTGGCATTGTATTTAAGGTGTTTACATAATCAACAAGATATTTTGATCTATCAACCTTGCTTGATAAGTCATTAACATTTCCTAATATTCCACCAAAATCTATTTCATTTTCTTTTGGATATCCAGAAATTAAATTTATTTGTAGTCTTTGTTTCATTATTGAGTTAATAGATTTGTTAATTATACAAAGGTATTGTGGTGAAATTGTGTATGGCCTTATTGCAACCAAGTATTTAATTTTTTCTGTAGATTTTATATCCCTTGCAACTTTTGCAAACATATCACCCTGTGATAAATCATGTGTAAACATTACACCACTAAATCCACTATCTTCTAGTCTAGATATAAATCCTTCTTCAAAGTAACCACCAAAATAATAAAATTCCATATTAAATTATCTCACACTTTCATTCAGATTCTTCTGGTAATAGTTTTTTTAGTTTCTTAAATTCAACAGACATTTTTTTCATTCCATCATAATTGGGGATCATGCCCATTATGTCACCGTACTCATCAAAATAGTTAATGAGTGGATCAACTTCTGATACAAAATCACCTATGCCAGACTGAACTTCTTGAATATAGTCAAACGCTGAGTCACGAGAATCAGATAGAAACTTAATAAAGCTTTCTTGATGAGCATCATTATCTAACTTAGTCTTAGATGACATTAAAATTTCAATTTTTGAATATGCTGCAGCAAGTTTTTTAATATGATTTTTTAATGCTTTAAGCTTGGCATTTAGTATTAACAGGGCAAACAATGAAATAAAAAGCAAAGATCCAAGAATTATAATAGTTTCCATAATATATTTTATACCAATGCCTCTCTTGTTACTAGCACAATTGCGCCTTCCATTTCTAATGCATTCTTTAGTTGAACAACATATTGTAGTGCTGCTATTTTTTCATCATGCGTTAAACGAATAAATTGTTTTTCATCTAATTTTACAGTAAGAAAGTGTTCATTGTCAATAAGCTGTACAGAAAAACCTTTAGGTGCTTGTACAGCATGAAAAGCTCTACGCATTGAGTCTGTATACATTATTAATTATCTTTCTTATCTACATAATGAAATAAAGCTTCTAATGATTCCCAGCCAATATCTTCTTTTACTTCTAAGGCTGCAAGAAAAATGTCCCATGTTTCATAAACATATTGTTTTGCTAAGACTGTTGGCTCAACTAATTCATTGTCAACTAAAAATGCAATTGGCAACCCAATGTCATTGTACTCAATAAAATCTTTAAAATATTTATCAAGCTTATAGTCCATCCATAGTTCCCCAAGGATGGCACACATTGATTCAAAGCTAGTTACGTCTTCTCCGTTGTTAGAGATTTCCACATCTCACCCCATTTTTCTTTTGTCCTGTGCTTACCAAACTCCCGTGATATTTCACCATTCTCTAAGTATATACCACCCCAGACACCCCACTCTTTGCTAGATACACCGTTAGCAAAACATATTTTTTGAACTGGACATGATTGGCATAGGCTGTCTATCATTGGTCTAATAAGCTCATCGTCCTCATACCTGTCAAAAAATAAGTTTGTATCTGAGCCAAAACAAGCACTTTTATCTTTCCATAAGTGTTGCTCCATATTTATTCCTTATATCTATTTGGAATATCCCAGCCATTACGATCAGGTACAAATGTTTTTGCCAAAAACCATTTACCATTACGACGAATTCCATTAACAGCAGTCTTGGCAACATCAGACTGCTTGGTTTCTACAACTGTCCAACCATCCCAATGTAAGTTATAGTTCTTGGCTACAATCTTTTCCATTGTTTTTAAATCTTTTACAATCATTTTTTACCCCTTAGTATCTAAAAATTCCGACTTCAACATTATTTTTTTCTGCAGTTGTAACAAGTCTTGATATAGCCTGCTTTGGCTTACCCAAAAATGCAAGGTAGTTTACACTAGATATGTTTTCTTCAACCCAGGAAGCAGGTACCTTATAGAACCTGATCTTTCTTCCACGAGACTTCATGCCTCTTTCTGATAGATTGCAAAACTCAGAAACAAAAGAATTTACTGAAGCTGGACCAGCAGAATAAACGGTAAATTCTTTATCTCCATCCTGCATTCCAGAAAGAGCGACGCTCATAGCACGAAGAAAGACTTGATAACTATTAAAGTCAGCCGTTCCATGTACTGCTACTATCATCAGAATTTCCATTCTTTAAGCTATCCAGTATGAATAGCATCTTATCAATATCCCGCTTTGACATATTGTTTGTGTCAACTGGCCTAACAGTGTCTGAGTCTACTTCCCCATCTACTGCGTCTGCTACATAAAACATATTTTTATGTACCCAGTATGCGCTATCTTCTATTATCAGTACCTTAACACTATTGTCACGAACATGTTTTCTTGATTGAGAAAGCATTTTAGGTACTTCAAAAAGATCTTTTGGCAAAAAGTTTTTTACTATTTGATGAATACTACTTTGAGTATAAACAAGTTTAGAAAAATACTTTTTACGCTTTTTTACTACTATTATAAGTATAGACGATACGGCTATGAATGTCAAGCCAATAGTTAAGGCTAGTATCATCTTTTACCCTTTAAAATTAAATGGGCTGCTTTGCCAAAACTTCTTTTCTCTTTCAACAATGGCACGGCTCCATGAAAATCCTGCATCTCCACCCCAGGCATCCCACATTATTCTTCCGTTAGAAGGAAATTCTGGACCATCGTAAAAGCCTTTTCCTTTTTTATCAACTTCATGACGAGAGAAAAATGAATACATTCTCTTAACAGTATCAAGAGACATTGAAGATCCATTAACTATGTCTGTTGCACGACCCCAACCTACAGGTGTTCCAGCTCCAGTAGCCTTTCCATCTTCTTTCCACTTCAAAGCACGACGTGCTGCAGATTTCATGCCATCATTTGGTTTGTATGTATCAGCCATTATTTATTAAACTTTCTTGGATCAAACTTCCCACTCCAAAGATCTAAACTAATTGATTTTTCAGAACTATAGGTTCCACCACGACGCTTGTATTCTTGCACAACCCAAGCATTTGCAACGGCAGAAGGATAAACATCAAACTTATCTTTTGCTGCTTGAACTACTGCTGCATACAACTTTGGATTTGAAGGTTTTGATCCACCAGATCTTGGTTTAATTATTTCTGCATAGTTTGGTTTTTCTGCTTTACCAACTGCATTATCGTATGCATCCATAGATGGCACTGTATCTGGTTCTGCAACTAGTTGTCCATCAACAATCATTGCTTCTGCATCTAATGGCAATGGTGCAATTTTTGTTGCTTCTTCTGCAGCAACTGAAACCAAATACATTGTTTCTTCCCAGTACTGTCCGTCTGACTCAAATTCTAAAGTTCTTACAACCAGTGCTGGCTTATCTGGTGATGTTTCAAGATAATATTCAGATCCAGGAATTCCTGAAGCGCCAGTAGTCATTACATATTCAACACGACCAACATGTATTTCATCTTCACAAGAAACAATAACGAAATCGCCCTCTTTAAAAGAAGTCATAGCTTTACCTATATTTCCTTCAGAACGGTTAATAGCATAAATCTGTCCTGCAGCTTCTTTTGCTGTCTTATGGCATCCCATTACTTCTCCACCCTCTTTTACAGCAGGGTATCCTGAACATCCATAAGAGCCTTTGGCTCCAACCTTATATGGCATAATTAACCTCCCAGTTATACTCTGATTATATCAGAGTTCTTGTGAATCTATAACCCTCTTAAGCTCCCTCAAAGACCATATTTCTTCTTTGGACAGCTTTACTACCTCATCTTCATCGTAATATTTATCATTTATATTTATTAGTGGGTCGTCACTGAAGAAGTCTATATCTACAAAACCCTTTTGCCAAAGAGACATTAGCTCATCATTAACAAAGCTAAGGTGTTCATCATATAGGTCTGGCATAAGGTCTTTAATCTTTGATGTAATAGAATATAGCATTTCTCCAGTTTCTGGATCAATACCAGCAAATTCTATACCGCCCTCAAGTATAAGATTATCTACTACCTTGCTTATCTCTTCATCGTCAAACATTTACAAAGTCCAAGAAATCTTCACGATTTTTTGCACCATTCATTCTTTTAACTTCTATTCCATCTTCAATTAAAATATATGTAGGTACAGACTTAATTCCAAACTGTTCTAGAAGCTCTAACTCCGTGTCTGCATCAATATATATAAAATCAATTAATCCATCACGCTTTAATTCGTCCGCTACGGGCCTTGTTCTTTCACAAGATTGGCACCAGTCAGCAGTAAAATACAAGACATGTCTCACTTGCCAGACTTCTTTCTAGCCTTTGCAAGCACTCCAAAGTCTTTAACCTTAGTATCTCCAAGGTATCCCCATGCATAACCATCGTTGATCATCATGTCATTAAGGGACACTGTGTCTCCATTTATATATACCCAGCCCAGAATGCGACCATACTTTTCAGATGAATCCATCTTCTCAGTCTTAATTACAACAGACTTAGCATCCTTCAGAGACTTCTTTAGGTACTCCTTGGCTTCAAGACCAAGAGCTTTCTCAGCAAGATCTTTTGTGCGAGATTCTGGGGTATCAATACCAGCCAGTCTTACACGGGATGCAAATAGAATGTCAAACCCTAAATCAATAAGAACATCAATGGTATCTCCATCTACAACATTCTCTACTTTTCTAACGTAATATTCATACATTTACTTTGATCCCTTTGCTCTTTGTCCTCTATAGCCAGTCTTCTTAATATTCATTGATCCAGGCTTCTTCTGACCATTGGCATATGTTCCTGCTTGTCTTTGAGCTAATGCTCTTTGCATTTTGTCTAGATGTTTTCCCATTAGTAATCTTTCCCCTTTGCTTTATTTTCAATTAACTTATCACGTTCATCAACTATGCTAATCATAAAAGACATCATTTTCTTGTATCCTTCTGGGTTATCCATAATCTTATTGTAATGGTGCCCACAGAAGAGTAGGTCTCCATTTATCCCAGAAACCTTGACTAGAGCTTCTGCTGCACATGAGTCACATCTATCTGTTGCTTTAAGAACCCACTCTTTAGTTTCTACAGGGGTATCAATCATAGTACTCATATTATACCTACTTCTTTCTATTATCTGTGGAATAAAATCCACTGCCGTTAAAAACTGCACCTACATTAGAGTATACACGAACCAGTCTATGGTTGCAAGTTTCACAAACATACCCTGGGTCAGAATCATTAATTGATCTTTCTTTAACAAATCTAACACCACAGGGCATACAGTCGTATTCATATAGAGCCATTATTTTACCTATCCTGGAGAAATGTAACTATGGCATATTTGGTTCCAGATTCTACTGGATGAGCAATATGTCCATATGCATAGTTTGATGGGAAAAGCATTAGTGTTCCAGCTTTAGGTTTAATTTTTATCTTAAAGTTAGGGAACTCAATTTCACCACCAGTATAGTCATCATTTAAATATATTAAAACAGAAATACTTCTCTTGCTTTCAGTATCTCCGTCATAGTGATACTTATACTCTTCTCCGCTAGAATATTTTAAAAGACTGTAAGGCTCAACGTCTTTAATGTCTGCCTCTATTTTGAACATACCTTTATAGTTATGCACTGCTGAAGATATTAACTCATAGGATCTATTGTTTATTTGTCTAAATACTTCATTAGATCTTGCAGCCTTTGTTATATATAACCCAGAACTTGTCCTAATTGACTGAACAGTACCGCTTCCAGACTGCATATCTCCATTTGTCTGTGATGGAATAAATCTAACATTTGAATCAATGTCAGAAGTAAGCTCTAAAACTTCACTAATTGTTTTTTCGTGATCCGTCCAGACACCCTCATAAACAGCTATAGCCCCTCCAACAACGTATGTCGGATTTATTGGAAATGAGTTTATATACATTACTTTATTTTTTTCCCAAATTTAGCCCATACTCTTTCATGCAAGAAATAGCCAAGCGCTTCCCATCCAATGTAAATAAGAGCGCCAAGGCTTGCATACTCCCATTCACCAGTAAACAGATAGATTACACCAGCAACACCAACCAAGTGAAATGTTTCCCAGCTTAATGTTTTAAGTAGGGTCCTTTTGGTTGAGTCCATTATAGTGCCACCTTAGATCCCTTGCCACCACCAGATGATTTCTTTGCTGCTGCATTCTTTGCTACTGCATTCTTTGCTGCTGGCTTAACAGCAGGTGCGTTTGCAACTGGTGATGCCAACTTATTTAGTAGTGGAACGCTTTCCTCGCCAGTATAAACTGGACGGCCCCAACCAACTACTCCATTAATTAACTTCTTCTTGTTGTTCTTTACGTATGCACGAGTCTTCTCTACACACATGCCACCATTGCGCTGGTCTCCCTTTGCAGTTCCTGAAGTGTTTCCTTCAATAACTTGAATTGTTCCATCGCCGTTGTTCTTAATGCAAATGCCAACATGTGAAATACGATTTACACCATCCTCTGGGAAATCAAAATAAATCCAGTCTCCCGCAGTGGGCTCATCATTACGAGCATCTGCCCAGCGATCATTCTTCTTAAACCAGTCCGATGCTGCTATAGTTGAAGCAGACTTTGGATACTTGTTTGGGTTCATGCCTGATGTAAATGCACACCAAGAAACAAATGACTGGCACCATGGTTGAAAATTCATTCCCGTCCACTTTCCATATTTTGTTTCGTTATCTTTAGGACCTTCAATGGTTCCAACTTCTGCTTTTGCAATATTAACAATTGCCTCTAAGCTACCCTTTACTGACATTTTTTCCTCCTGTTAGTTATTACATTCTATTATATCACTATGAAGCCTTATCCGTCAAACGATTGTGAGTTCTTATTCTATGACAATTAGCACAGACTACTTCACATTTTGATATTTCTTTTTTGATGGCTGCCCAAGAAAATCCATTGTGAATCATTCTAGATATATTATATTTTTTATCTTTTAGATGATCAAAATCTAAAACTATATGATTACATTCTCCACAGTCAACACACCCACTAGCCTCTTTAATTTCTTTCAGACGCTGTTTGAATTGCTGTTTATTATAAACTGCCAATTCTTTTTCTGACATGGTTTTATAATTATACACCTAAATGTTGTGCCCCACACAGGTATTCCAGGCACAATAGCCACGGTCATATAAATGGGTAACTAAACCATCTCTAAGGTCCTGTGTGGGGACATTTATATTGTACTACTTGATTTTAATTGACTTAGGCTTTTTTTCTTCAGGGACAATGCGATCAATATTTATATTTAACATACCGTCCTTAAGTTCAGCTCCAGTCACTTCCATGTATTCACCAAGAGCAAACGATCTTACAAATTTACGGCTTGCAATGCCCTTGTGAACTACCTCAGCATCAGTTACATCTGTAATCTCACCCTTAATAATAAGTGTTCCATTATCTACTGAGACATCAATATCTTCTTTTGAAAACCCTGCAATTGCAAGGGTAATTCTATATGTATCTTCATCTAGTTTAAGAAGATCATATGGAGGATATGATTGCGAGTTTGTTTTGTGTGCGCTATTTAAGCGACCTAGATCCCTATTGAATCCAATAAAAAAAGGATCATTGAATAGATCCATCATTGTTGTTACCATTTTATTCCCCTTTCAAGCGAATAAGTTAATGTACCCCCGTAGGCAGTACAATACTATTATACCAAACTTTGGAGCGAATAGCGGGAATCAAACCCGCACATTAACCTTGGCAAGGTTACGCACTATCACTATGCAATATCCGCACTGCTGGTCTGGCAAGATTTGAACTTGCGACATGGGCATTAACAGTGCCCCGCTCTGCCAGCTGAGCTACAGACCAAAACCTCTTACTATGATTCTTTTATTTTAAACACTACTTGGCAGGGATCTCCGCCTTCTTCCCATTCTTTCATTTCTTCTTCAGTCATGTAGGAATCTCCATCATGGGTATTGCAGAATGGTTCTGTTATCCATCCCCTATCAATTCCATTTTCAATCCAGATATCAAACTCATTAAAGTCTGATTCTTTGTTTTGAATGTCCTTTAAAATTTCATCAAATTCATCGCTCATATATAAAGTATACTAAACAATTAATTCTTTGTCAACTGGTATAGAAAGTATCCATGTAGGTAAACAATAACGAACCTTATCTCCACTTACAGTTTTTACTTCATGAAGATATTTTTCTCCAGTTTTAAATATCATTAGTGAGCCAGAAGATGGTTTAATTTTTATATTAAGGTTTACAAATGACAGTTCTCCACCTTCATAATCATCATTTAAATAAATAACAGTTGCGTAATCTTTATTTAAATTATTAAAAGCATCATATGTTTCATCTATATGAGCATTCATATTATCTTCAGGGCGCTGTCTAAGAATTCTACCTAGGCCATGAATTATAGAACCTGGTATAAGAAATAAAAGTTTATTAAATTTATCTCTAGCCATAGCTGCTATGTGTTCATTGTTGTAGTCATAAAACTTGTTATTCCAGTCTAAAGATTGAAAGTTGTTTAACTTTGTCCAGTCTTCTTCTGAAGTCTTATCTATAATGTTAGTAAATATCTCTAACTCATCCTTAGATAAAAAATTTGGAATATAAAATATGTTATCCTCAAGTTTTTCAACATCTATAAATCCACATTGATCAAGAAGCTCTAAACTTATCATTATAAACTAACCACATCTACTGGACCCATGCAGGATGGGCTAAATCTAATTGCTGCAGATACCGCAGATACTACACGGTTTCTTGCATTCTTTTGCTTATCTGTTGCATACAAAACTCCATAAGCATACTCAGCTCCAGAACCCATAGACAAATATGGCAGGGTATACTTAGATAAAGACATATCAGCAGAACTATGCTCATATATCTCACCACGAATAGCAATAATTAAACCAAGGTCTCCATCTTTAGATGTATCAACCCAGAACTCATTATAAAATTCACGAAGCTCTTTGATAAACCTAGTCTGCATAAACTTATCAGTATCTTTAATGTTTGGGGGTGTTGGTTTAAAGTTATAACGGATTCTTTCTCCGTCCATTGATCCAGCATACCCAATGAGATAAGGGCCTATCTTCCAAACCTTTGGAGCATCAAGTGCTAATATAGTTCCATCATCTGAGGCACCACGATCTCCAGCCATGTAGATTTTATCTTCATGCTTTAACACAACAATACAGGTCATGCAGAAACCCCTTCCAAACCGATATACTTAAGTATACCATTGGCTAGGAAGGGGTGTCAAGTAAGGCTAGATAATGACTAATTAGCCTTTTTGTCTACCGTTTTAAACGCATCATTGATTTCTGCCAATGTGAGTTTTCCATCGTCCAAAAAAGCTCTTGCCAACCTTTCAATAACAGTGGCTACGCCAAGTAGCCCTGCAAGCATCACTGCCTGAATAGTGTCAATTCCTACTACTGCTCCAGCACCAAGTACTGATAAGCCAGAAGCGGCGAAGACTGCTATAATTCTCATTAAAATATTGGTTATTGCTTTTTGTGGGTGCTCTTTTTTAGGAGCCTCTACTACTTTTTTAACTGCCATTATTCATCTCCATATTCTTTATTTCTAATAGGACTAGTTAGTATCCAAAGTGTGGTAGTGGCTATAATTCCATAACCAACAATAGTCTTTGCGCTACCGTCCAGAACAACCCAGGCAATAAACATTCCAAGAAGAGTCCATGCCTGATCTACTAGGTCTTTCATTATATTTTTTACTATTCTTACCATTTTCTTCCTCCTCTTGAACCTGGTGAATTGCTGCCTGAACTTCCACCAGAATTTCCTCCACCACCAGAGCCTCCTGCTGCTCCTCCTGCTGATGCAACTGCTGCTGCATTAATCGCTGCTCCTGTTGCCACAACTGTTGCTACAACCATATCTGTTGCCTCTTCTCTTTCTCCTTCAGTCATGTCTGCACCAATACTCCCAAAGGCTGCAAGTGCTGCGCCTGGATCAGTAAATACCGCGTTTAATAACGCTCCTGGATCTTGAACCAATTCTACATTTGCTGCAACCTCTGCTGTAATTATTAACACCTCGCCAGACTCAGATGTTCTAAGTTCAATGGGGGTTTCTGGTGGAAGGTCTGCATATGAAACTCCAGATGCTTGGACCTCTGCTGCAGAAATAGATTCTCCTGGCTTAAGGTCTTCTATTAATGCTGCTACTACAATTTCTTTTTGTTCTTTAGTTAATTCTTTACCATCTTTAGCATCTTCAATTATTTCTTTTAATTCTTTTTCTTCTGCTTTTGCTTCTTCTTCCGCAGCCTTTTCTTCTTCTAATTCTTTTGCTTTGGCTTCTTCAGCAATTCTTTTTTCTTCTGCAAGGGCTTCAGCCTCTGCTTCTGCCTTTGCTTTTGCAATGGCCTCTTCTTCTGCTGCTATACGCTCAGCCTCTGCTTCTGCTTCGGCAATCGCTCTTTCTTCTTCCGCTATACGCTCTGCTTCTATACGATCAGCCTCTGCCTTAGCCTCTGCTTCTGCTTTTTCTTCTGCTGCTTTAATTTCTGCTGCAATGCGATCTTCTTCTGCCTTGGCCTCTATCTCTGCTTGTATTCTCGCTGCTTCAATCTCTGCTTCTATACGATCAGCCTCTGCCTTAGCCTCTGCTTCTGCCTTAATTCTTTCTGCTTCTTGTGCTGCTTGAAGTGCTGCAATTCTTTCTGCTTCTGCTTGAGCGGCTGCTGCTTGCTGTGCAATTAATGCTGCTGTCTCAGCCTGTATTCTTGCTGCTTCTGCTTGCTGTGCTGCTAATTGGGCTGCAACAGATGCTGCAATTTCTGCTTCAGTTGGTCCAGTTGGTATTGTCACTGTTGATGTTTCACTGGGCGTAGGTGTTGTTACTGTTGTAGTTTCGCTAGGTGTTGTAACTGTTGTTGTTTCAGGTGCTGGTGTTGTTACGGTTGCTGTTTCAGAGGGAGTAGGAGTCGGAGTAGGTGAAGGCTCTGGAGCAGGGGCTACATATGTAGAACCAGTAACAACATTTGAATTTGCAGAGTAAAGGGCAAAGGTATCGTTATCTGATCTAATGTGAAATGACCAGACTGTTCCTGCTGGCATAAGTCCATTTAGCAAGGAATGATCAATTGTAATTGTTGTATTTAAAGAGTTTGGTCCGCCAACATTTCCAGTAGCAATTCCCCAACCATTACATCCAGAACAATTAAAACTTATTGCATATCTTTCTGGTTGTGTGTTACCAGTGTCGGGTGCTTCCCAATTTAATATTGTTGAGGTTTCTCCGCTAATTATTGTTAAATTTCTTGGAGGTCCTATTGTTTTTACTACTGGTGCTGCTTGTGAGGTAAAGGCTTCTGCTGGAATAACTTGCATTGACCCAGACTGATTCCATAATAGTTGAACCCAAGCACCGCCACCATTCTCGTAGTACATTAACTCTATAGTTTTTGGTATTCCTGCTGTAAATGCTACTGGAGAAGAAGTTGTTCCTCCACCACCTTTATCTCGCCAGTCACTTGTTATTAAAACTCCATCAAGATAAAGCTTAGTTCCATCATCTGCTGTTGCTAAAAATGATATATCTTGAGTTGTGTTACTACGAATAGACCCAGTAAATCTTACAATCACATCTTCTGAAGGGCCCCCAAGGACACTACCACTACCCCACTGAAAGTTAATGTTGGATACATTTGTAGTTACTACTGGGGAGGCTCCCTGCGGTATGTAAGGAGCGCCATTTTGTCCCAGCACGTTATATACTTGAGCAGTCAAACCTTCTGCTGCGTGGGCTTTATCAATTATTAAAAGCAGGGGAAATAGAGCAAGGGATAAAACCAATGCTACTCTCAATAACTTTTTAATCTTTAACTCCTTATAGTCGTAGTGGTGATATGACTATTAAGGCTATTATATCATTTTATTCCAGCAAAAAAGAGGGCCAGCACTAAGACTGACCCTCTTATTGTTAAGCTATTAAGCTTTTACCTTCTTGGCAATCTTTGCAACTACTGCTGCAAGTGATTTAATTTGTGCCTGAAGTCCAGCAATTAACTTAGTTACAGACTCTGAAAGTGCTGCAACTGCGTCTGATGCTGCTTGTGCTGCTGTTGTTGCAGCATCTGCTGCTTCTGCTGCTGCGAGAGCTGCATCTGTTGCTGCATTGGCTGCATCAACCGCTTCTTTTGCTGCGTCTGATGCTGCTTTCTGAGCAGAATCTTCAACAAGTACCTCTGCAGAAACTACAACTTGACCTGCTACTGGAAGAGATGATCCACCAGTTGCTGTGACCTTAATTGTATTTTGTACAAGTGGCATAAAGACCTTGTAGGTCTTAACTGTTGCTGTATCTGTTGTTACAGAAGTCGCTGTTAGTACATCAGATGCTGATCCAAATGCATAGTTAGAAACAATTCCACCTGTAGCAAATAGATTAGAGTGTGTCTTACCAGACAATGGAAGACCTGCTGCATCTAGAACTTGAACTGTAATAATTGCTGCTTCTCCTGGAAGGTACTGAGCCTTATCAAAAGACAACTTAACAGTTGCTGCTGCACCCTCTACACGAGTTGCAACTGGTGCAGATGATACTGCCCCTGACTTAACAGTTACAGCAACTCCGCCTGTCTTAACTCCTGTAAGAGTAAACATTGCTTCACCATTTACGATTGTTGCTGCAGTTCCTGAATCGGATACCACTGAAACATCGCTTGAGAAAGCATTAAGTGTTCCTGCTCCAACTGTTACTCCAGCAGCATCATATGCTATTGCCTTAATTGTTGAAACATTTGATCCCACTGGGATAACAGGCTTAACTGTTGTTGCTACGATAGATGCAATATCTCCGTAGAATGTTACCTTCTCAGTTGCAAGAACTACACCTGTAAGTGTTGTAAGAGTAATTGTTGATACTCCTGCTGTACCGTCAGCAAATACACCAATATGGTTTCCTGAAGCAATTACCAATGAGCGACCTTGTGCTGAAATTGATGTTGCGTTTGATCCGCCACCAATCATTCCTGAACCTGAAACTGTTGCAAGAATTGACTCAGTTGCTGATCCCCCTGCTGCATTCTTAGGTGTAACAACAATTACTGCTGCTGCATCTGCTGAAGTAGCCTTTGGAGCATAAACTGTAGCATCTGCGGTTGCAGTTGTTACTTCACCAGCATTAAGGATAGATGTCGTAGTTGAAGCAGATGGAGTTAGATCCGCTGCCTTAACTGTTACTGTCCACGAAACTGATGGCCCATTGATTGGGCTTGTTGTTAGAATCTTTGCATCATATGTGCCTGCAACCGTTGGTGCATTCAAAGTTACCAAGAACTTTGCTGTTACATATGTTGGTGTGTTAACTGTTGAGTTAACGTTTGCTGAAACATTATTTCCTGCAATAACTACTGAGGATGTTGATGTTTCTAGAAGTGATAAGGTTGCAGACTTTGCTGCCCCTGTTGGCTGAGAAAACATAGCAGAGATAATTGTTGCTGTATCTGCTGATGTTTCTGAAATAAACGACAATGTTACTACTGCTGTGGCAGACTCACCAGTTGTCACAGCATCTGTTGCTGAGTCAATCGTTAGAGTTGGTGCGTTTACAGCAGCACTTGTCGGAAGTGCTGATAGTACGCCAAAAGACATTGCTGCAGCTAGTCCTAAAGCGATTTTCTTAAATGAATTCACTTACTTCTCCTTATTATATTAGTTTTAAATTGTCAAGAAAATCCTTGACATCTTCAGGCATTTGCCTGTCTTCCAATTCTACCATAGCTCTTTGTTGTCTTGCAAGTTTATCACTTGTTCCCCAGGTATGGATCTCTATTTCAATATCTATATCCTTTGGGGTGTGAGAGATGGCACCAAAAACAGCACCACAAACAGCATCTGCCAAGTCTTTGGATTTCTTTCTAGGGTGATCAACACGATTGCCCTTCATAATCTTCAACTCTGACATTTCTTCCAAGAGTAATGGAATCATTGGCATAGCAACACGCTCTTCATAGATCATCATTGCTAAATCTTCGTAGTGTTTTTTTGCAACAGAAACAGTATCAGTTCTTATTCCTACTGCTTTAAGCTCTTGCTGAATATCAAATGATTGCCAACGGTCAAAAGAAACCATTCCTATATTAAACCCTTGTCTTCTAAGGTTTTGAATCCACTGCTTAACCTGAGATAGATCAACTGGTCCTTCTGATCTTGGTTCCCACCATGCTACTGCATCTACTATTACGATAGGTGCTACCTGTTCATAGTCTTTAATTACCTGGATATTTACCCACTTATCTACGTGAGCAATTGCTACCGCACACTTATCGTGCTTTTGTGCAAGGTCAGCATGAACATAATAAATTTTATCTGGGTCTGGTTTAAAGTTTTCTGCAAACCTTCTAAAGCTATCAACTGGATTTGTTAATGTCATACAGCTAATCAGTTTATCTTTTTGTTTAAAAAAGGCATCGGAGGAATATGTTGGTGTGCAAAGAAAACGCATCATTGCATCTCCTAGGTCTGTTAAGAATGCAATCTTGAAGTCATCAATTTTACGTGTAGGATTTACATCCCAGGTTGGACGCTTTAGTGCAAATATCTTAGGAATTTTATATGAAAGGATATTATCTTCATCCCATGATATTTCAAAATTGTTGTCTGGATTATCATGTGGTAGATCTTCATTAATAATAAATTTGTGTGTTTTTTCTATTACCTCTTTGTCGGCGATTACTGAATCATACCGTTGAGAAATAAAGTCACCTGGATAACGAGGGAATGAAAGAAGAACAACCTTCCCAAGATCAGGGAAACGAGAATCTACAGTACCACGAAAAGCTTTATAGATATTATCAGCAGTCTTACCCTGTTCATTTCCTGTTGCTACCTCTGATGCAAAACCAGAAATTTCATCAAGAACAGCCATGAACAGGTTCAAACCTTCATGTGACTCACGCTCAGAGTGACCAGAATAAACAGTGATTGATTTATCAAACTCAATTGAGTCTGCTTTTGGATTATACTTTCCTGCAAACCACGGTGATCTTTCAATCTTTGATTTAAAACCTTTAAAGAAAACATTTTTTGCCTGTTGAGCATTGACTGCAACGTTAATAATATCAATGGCATCTCCTGCAGGCTTTCCATAATAGATTGCAGGATCTTTAAGACATAACATTTTATATACTACATATGCACACGATACTGTTGATACGAAGTCTTTTCCAGATCCCTTGCCAAGTTGCAGGATAAGCTCATTCTTTGTATATTTTTTATAGTACTCTTCCCCTGCGTCACCCATTATATCAATAACATCTTCTTTACGATAAATCTGGCTCATGGCTTCTACAATTGTATATTGAATATCAGATAAAGGTGGTTGCCCAAGATAGTCTGGAGACTCAACAAATGTCTTTGCATCAACAGGCTTCTCAACAAAATGATTTTCTTTTAAAACTTCCAAGAAATCATTGAACGTCGTGGACAACTGTAATCACTTCTCCTTCTCTTGCAATAGAAGATAGTCTTTGCATAATAAGATCTCTGATATCTGGGTGCTCTGATGCAATATCCCTAAGTATTCCAACAAGAACTTCTTGTCTACGCTCAATCTCAACCATCTCTTCTGCAAGCTCTTTGTTTTCAAGAAGGCCAGCCTTTTGTAGCATGTCAATGCGCTTAGACTCTATATCCATAACAAGTTTAATAGCAGCAGTCTTTGCGCTAAGGTTATTAACCATTGAAGCTTCGTCAATAACTTCATAAGCTTTTGATATAAGCTTGCTATAATGTGTGTCAGCCCCAACGAGTGCTTCTTTTGCACGAGAACGAATGGCAGCATTATCAGATGCCATTGTTTTCCACTCATTAATAAGTGAAACAACACGTGTGCGTGGAATATCTAATTCTTTTGAAATTACTGTTGGGTCATTACCCTTTAGGTATTCACCAACAACATTGTTTATTTGATCAAGATGCTTTATTAAATCTTCTTCAGTTGACATTGTACTTGCCCTCTAGTCTATTTATTTCATCTTTAATATAAAATATTGCCTTTTCAAGATCCTGAATAGTTTTGGATTCATCTTTGATTCCAGCTCTCCATAAATATTTAAATGCATTTCCAATGTTAAAATTTCTATGCCTAGTTATCTGAATGCATTCAACTCCAGAAGGATCAGAGATGTAGTGATGAGGATGATTAACCTGGTCAACGGTTATATTAAGTTTGTTACTCATTTATTGTTGCCACAGACAATCTTTTTAAACATCTTACACAATCTGTGTATGCTTTACGTGTGTATGGACATGAAGCAGTATATGTATTTATATGTTTGCAAAAAAATTGTTTAATAATTGAGTATGTGATATATACAAAACTATTAAAAATCTTCATCATCATCCCAATCAAATACTTCTGGCATTCCTCTTAAAGCTGAAACGACATATGTAATGCCCACGGCTCCAGCAATGCCTATTCCTAGCATTATCTTTTGTAACTTGCTCATCTTTTTGACTTCCTTAATCCGAATTTTGCAAGGTAAACATAGATTGTCTCTACGCTTGCCCCACATTCTTTTGCAATTTCTTCTGGGGACTTCTTATCCATAAGATACCTCTTACGCATAAAAACCTCTGATGTATACAGTTTAGCAGACATAGGACTATTTGTCAATCCCTGACTCAAAAATATCATAGTTGTAAGCATTTGAGTCTTCTAGTATCCACTTGTCATAACTTTCAACATCCCATTTATTTGTATTAATTAGCCTATTTATTACTAGATCTTTTTTAGTAACAAATGATGGCTCTTTAATTCTTACCCTGTTGTTTGGCTGTACCGCAAAATTTCCATCATCTCTTTGTATTACATGTCCACATTTATGTTGTCCTGGATTTTCAGAATACCCATCATCCAAAATATTAGTTTCTGGGCTATGCCAATCTAAAGTAAATAGATAAGTTCCAGGAACATTAGTTTTATTTCTATCAATATAAGACATTCTCATATTGCTTAATGCCTGAAACTTTGTAACAGAAACGTGTGAACTAAAAGAATTCCATAAAACAAGATTATGTATTGGCTCTTCTGGAACTCCTGGCTTAGTGCAGAATGCATTAATTGGCATTCTCCACCAAATTCCACCATCTTCCATCATAAAATGAAACAGTGGGCTTCTTGCCTTAATACTTGAAACTCCAAAAATTACACATGGAAAATACTGATCATGACTGTCTATCTGATCTCTTAAAAAGTTACCACGCACATAGCACTCAATTGGTGGGATATTTGCATTTAACTCTGGCATTATATGTTCTCCTTATGTTCTTTAATTATTGGTTCAAGTCTATCCCAGTGACCCTTTGGACTACCTTGGTAAATTTGACCAGTTTCTCTATCTAAAAGCATCCATTTTGTGGGAGCAAGAGTCCTGACGGTTAAGATAACGTCCTGCTCTTCTTCCTTAAATATAAAAGGATCTCTCTCCATCATGCCGTACCTATAGCCTTTCCCCAATTCTTTAATGCCCAATGCCCAATACCAATTGCATCTGCAACGTCATTGTCTGTTATATTTTTATCATATTGCAAGTTAATGAATCTAATAGTCTTTTGCTTTCTAATTTCTCTTTCATTTGCTTTGTGCCAAGCTTCTGATTTCCCTGCATTTTTTGATCTTATAAAAAACTTTTCATCTTTAGTTAACTTTCCATTTCCTATAAATATTTGCCAAGTAATTGGGGCCACTGTGCCTATAACTTTTGTACCAGTTAAACCAGCAGCACCTAGCAGTGCCCCCTGAACAAGTGCTAGATCGGCAGCCACTTTTGGGGAATTCATAAATACTGTGTGCTCAATAACAATAGCCTCAAACCCACCATAGTGATCAAAGAAGGCCTTTGTTTTTTTACAGGCATCCATTACCTTTTCATATGTATTTTTTCCTTCAAAGTTTATTTTTCCTGCTGCACTCAGTGTTTTTTCTTGAGTGTCAAATAAAGCAAAGGCAAAACTATTTGTACTAGCATCAATAGCGCATATAGTTTTTGGCATTGATTCAATACCCCACTTATTCTTGCTCATACTCAATAAAACCTTTCAATTCTTTTAACATTTTGTTTACTGCTTTTTCACTTACGTTACAATTTGCACAAAATCCAGAGTCGTTATATATAGAAAGAGAAGTTCCGCATCCACCTAAGCATCTACGGTCCTTCCCCTTTCTTTTTTGTCTACGAGTTATTTGATATCTTTCCTGAATCTTATCTCTTGTAGCAAGGTCTCTGCACTCATGGCTACAGTAAATCTGATAACTGACCTTTGGGCTAAACCTAATGTCACATCTGCTACAAAGCTTCACTCAGTTCCTCCAGAGATGCTATCTTAACAACACCTGCTCCTGCTTCGTCACATGCTTTTCTGATTGGACAGTTTTTACAAATCTTAGAGTTTGATCTATAGTTCTTTGTTGGAAGCTCTTTAACTTCCCAAGACTTACGAACAACTCTCATCCATTCAAAAGCTTCATCAATCCATTTGCGATAATGATCATTTACTTCTACTGGAATAACAAGAAGTTCATGGTTGTTTTTATTCTCATAAATAAGAACACCCTTAGCCTTCTTAAGAATCTTCATATAGATAAGTATCTGTACAACATGTCCCATCTTAGGCTTGCCTGTACGCTTGCGATATTCAAAAACTTCGTTGTTGGTTGTCTTTACTTCTACAACAACTTCTTCACCCTTCCAATTAATAAAGTTATCTACATAACCAAAAATAGGAGGATCATCATTAAAAATCTTAAACTCTGAGTCAATAGAAATTCCAGAGTTCTTAAATGCTTCCTCAATTCTTCCATGAGCCAGCGTTCCATTGCTCATGTTTGCAACAGCATATGGGTCAGCATTATCCTCAAATACTGCTCCTTCAAATGCAAGGTACCAATATCTTGGACATTCTCCATGACCATAGGCAATAGTAGAAGGACCAAAGGTTTTCTTCTGTGTATGCTTAGGCTCACGACCTACAAGATATCCTGCCTCAATTGCCTTTACAAGCTCTTTAGCATCAATTGCTGCTGGTGACTCAACTTCTTTTATCATGATTTGCTTTAGTAAATTTTTTGTCATGTTATCTCTTTTCTTTATATAAGTATAGCATGTTAGCGCATGATATATTTGAGTGCTGAGACTAAATTGTTTATTGATTCTGCTGCCGTGTAATATATATTCTTCTTTGCCCTGTCATTTTTATCAACATTTGCCATCCAGGTAGCCTTGAACGCCATCTTTGCAGCAATTGCTTGCAGCCTTACAATCTCAATACTAGCTACTTGTGCTGGAATGTCTGGCTTAATAATTACCTTGGCTATAAAAGTCAAAGCCTGGGTTAGCTCTTCATCTTGCATATAGTCTGCTATTTCAGATAAACCATTTACCATATCTAGTGTTGTTTGTTCACTCATCTTCTTCTCCTATTAGTTGTTCCATTATTTCAAATTCAGTTATCATTAATCGTACCTTTGAATTTCCGTCACCAAGGACTAGAAGTATGGCAGGATCATTTCCGTTTCTAATAGCATCTGTTACTGCTTTTGCCCAAACATCTTTATTTAAAGTAAAAGACTTTGAGCACTCCTTAAAATCTACTGTAAAGTTTTCCCAAGTAGCATCACCCTTATGAGTATTGCGTCCAGAATTTTTATGCTGCTTGGCACCAATTCTTTTGCTTTCAGATCTTTCGCTCATAGTCTTTCCTTGTTATTATAAGTGGCACCCTTGATATATGTTTTTGATTACACATCCATGTTACATCTGCACTCTCTAGCCATAGCCTTAGAGAGCTGACCTCTTCATTACATTTTTGACAAGCAAACTTTCCTGGAAAAATCTTAAACTTTTCAGACATTTAGTATTTTAGTCTTAATAGAGTCTTGTAGATCTAAATCTTCTCTAACTCTATTAACAAAACCTTCCCTGCCTTGAACCTTTGTGCCATCAGGTAGTACATACCATGCACCTGTGCGTTCAACAATACCCATCATTTCAGCCGTATCAACAAGGTCGCCAATGCTATCAATACCCACATTATCTCCCCTGAAATAAAAGTCGTACTCGCCAGACTGAAAGCCAGGAGAAGTCTTAGAGAATTGGAGTTCCCAACGAATTTTGCGACCAATTTTTTCTTCAATAAGTTTATCTCCAACATGAATCTTGCCTTTAATTGCTTGATTATCTGACTCTGACGAAAATAGTTTAATAACTGTTGAGGAATAAAACTTAGTAGCTTGACCACCAGTAGGCTGCTGGCTAGTATACATAGCACTAATATTATTGCGAGACTGGCTAATAAGCACAAGCATAGTAGGCTTAACTTTATTATTAGCGTAGTTAAGCATCTTCCATGCATTGCTAAAGTCTCTAGATTCCGCTCCAATTTGCTTGGTATTCTCAAGTTGCTTAAGTTCATCTGAATCCTTTTCAAAATATATTGCTGGTAACAATGAAGTGATAGAGTCAATAACTATTATATCAACTCCAGCCTGCATTAGGTTAGTACCAACATCAACCATTTCATTTATTGTACGGCATTGTGAAACAATAAGCTTAGATGAATCAACACCAAGGCTTTCTGCCCATTTCTTATCATATGACATTTCAGCATCAATCCATGCACAGACCTTTCCTTCCTTCTGTGCTAGACCTATCATTTGAAGGCATAGAGAGGACTTTGCAGATGACTTTGAGCCCCAGACCAGTACTTGTCTTCCATATGGCAACCCACCGTTAAGAGCACGGTTTAAACCGAAGCTAGGGGTTGCTGCATATTGTGTATCTGGAATAGTGTCTCCAGCCATGACGGTCTTTCTTAGCTTTGGGCTAAGTTGAGCTAATACTTCTTCTACTGTTATCATTAAAATCGTACCCCGTGTTTTTCTGGTCTAGTTTTATTAAAGTTAGTCTTTTCTTCCATTGCATAATCTAGTGATATCTTAGTATACCCTGCTTCAACCATTCCTGCATAGAGATCTAGTGTACGAATTAAAATATCTGCTACTTCTTTAGCAATTTCTTCTTCGCCCTTATCCTTACGCACAGCTTCCATAACCTCAGTTACTTCAGACACAATCATCATGCACTGCTTAGCAATAAAAATATCATCAATATCTTCAGGCCAAAAACCTTTTTTTACTGCTGCTTCATGTAAAGCAATTGCTAAATCATCAAACACTTTCTACCTCATTCATTGTAACAGTTCCATCCTTAGTCTTTCCAAAATCAAATTTATACACACTGCCTTCTTCAATCTTCATGTAAGCTTTTGCAAACTGCGTTGGAAAAACAACAACTGAATGCATCTCTCTTGCTGAATCTGCAAGAACCAGGGAAGCCATCTTTTTGCCAGCCTTAGTCACTCTTGGTTTAAAGGAGACAACAAAGTGTTCCCCTTCTTTGTATGGCAACATCTTATAATTTAAAAACTTAACCAAAGAACTTTTAGATTCCTTTAGTTCATCAGCAGGTATTGCAGACACAATCCTATTATCACTTGCAAGAATGAGATAAGTGCGACCAGTCTCAATAGACGGAGACTCCTCATCAAATATACCAACACTGCCAGTCTTGTCCAAAACTTCAACTCGTGACCATCCTGTTCCTCGTTTAATTGACTTTACCATACCAAGCAATACAAAAGATCCAGTCTCTTCATACTCCTCAATATCATTAATGTATGCATAGTAATGTTGTGGAATAGATGTATTAAACTCAGGAAGGTTTAAGTACTCGTAAAGATTTTCTTTAACTTCCTGCGGATTTGCTGCATTGTCTGGAAAAGTAAGTGCGCCTACACATCTCATTGCCTGTAGAGCACGACTATTAACTCCATTGCCCTTTGTAAAAGTAAACTCTTCTACTTGCTTATATGATGTGAACGGACGGCCTGCAATATATCTTTCTGCAATCTTATCAGAGATATATTTAATACCCGTAAGCCCAAACCTAATCCCTTTGCCCTCAATCTTAAAATCAATTTCCGAATCATTAAGATGCGGAAGCTTAACAGGTATACCCATACGTTTTGCTTCAATTAAATACTCTGTTCTTCCGTCTTTATCTTTTTCATTCTTCAGCAATGCAAACATAAACTCTAGTGGATAGTGATACTTTAGCCACGCTGTCCAGTATGAAAGTGTTGAGTATGCTACAGCGTGAGACTTATTAAATGAGTACCCTGCGTGAGCCTCAAAGTCATGCCATAGGTCTAGCGCATCATTTGGCGAAAGGTATTGCGAAGCACCTTTAACAAATTTATCCTTGAACTCGTCAAAGTCTTTAGCATCTTTCTTCTTTCCAATGATCTTTCTAACTTTGTCCGCTTCCGACATGGACATACCGCCAAGCTGTACGCATGCTTGCATAACTTGTTCTTGGTAAAGAATACAACCATAAGTTTCCTCCGTAAATGATTTCATAACTTGGTGCTTATAGTCAATGTTTTCACGACCATGCTTACGAGCAATATAAGATTTACCAATAGTGTTCATAGCACCAGGACGAACTAATGCATTTGAAGCTGCTAGTTCAGCAAGATTTTTTACACGCATCTTGACTAGAAGGTTTGTATATGGTGCTGCTTCACATTGAAACACGCCCTTTGTGTAACCATCTGACAACATAGTGTACACGTTTGCATCATCCATATCAATCTTAAGAAGGTCAATCTTTGTTCCTTCTCTGTCTTTAATAATATCAATACAATCTTTAAGAACACTAAGAGTCTTAAGACCAAGAGCATCAATCTTAATAAGACCAATATTTTCAGCCTCACCCATATCAACTGCTACCACTGGAATTCTTTCATCTTGTCCAGTAACTGATCTTGTTTCTAATGGTGCGTATCTGAAGATTGGATCTTTACTTGTTACAACTCCTGCTGCATGGATTCCAGTGCCACGAATTCTTCCACGAAGCTGATCTCCATAAACCTCTACCTCTGGATACTTCTCTCTAAACCAATATGTATTTTTTGAAGTACAATAATCGTCCCATGTATCAACCACCTTAAGTACTTTATTTACATCTGGAAGAGGTATGTTTAAGCATCGTGCAACATCTCGCACAACACCCTTATCTTTAAACTGCAAGAATGTGGCAATAGAAGCAACATGGCGATACTGACGAACCAAATAATCTTTTACTTCATCACGACGAGTGTCTTGGATGTCTGAGTCAATATCAGGAAAATCATTACGGTCTGGGTTAATAAAACGAAAGAACAACAGTCCATGCTTAATTGGATCAATATCTGTAATGCCAAGTGCATAACAAAGCAAAGATCCTGCTGCAGATCCACGACCAGGACCAACCATAATACCTTCACTCTTAGCCCAGTTTAACATGTTGCGTACTACTAGGAAGTATGGTCCAAAATTCTTTTGTCCAATAATCTCTAACTCTTCATCAAGTCGTGAAAGATACTCTTCATTGTTTTCTAGTTTTCTTTCAGCCAAACCTTCAAGAGCAAGCTTCTTAAGTTCATTCATTGGCTTCTTATATTGAACTGGAAGTAAATCTAGGTGTTCTTTAATGTCATAGCCTTCTACTTTATCTGCAATTTCATTTGTAGATGTGAACATATCTTCACGATCAATACCTTGCTTTAGCATTGCATCCCTCATCTCTTCATAAGAAAGAAGATGAATGTCAAACTTATTAAAACTCATCATACGGTCTGCGCCATAAAGATAATCAAGACGATCCATAAATGATTCGTGCTTCTTTGACTTATCGTATGTTACATCTTTCTGTAACTTGGCATGAGTATTAAGAAGAAGCATTAGCTCCTGAACTTCTTTTTGACTTGTGTCAGAGTGATGGCAGTCTGGTGTTACAACGATCTTAACCTTTGCTGCATCGGCAAGTTCAATAATTCCTTTATTAACTTCTGGTGGGTTGTGTGGCATTACTTCAATATAGTAATCATCGCCAAATTCTTTTTTAAACCACTGTATATGTTTCTTTGCTGTTGCAAGTTCCCCTAGCTCAACAGCCTTTGCTATCCAGCCACTAAGACATGCGGATGTAACAATAATTCCTTCTTTGTACTTAGTAAGTGTTTCAAAATCAAACCTTGGCTTGCTAAAGAAACCATCTGTCCATGCAATCTCATTAATCTTATTAAGGTTTTCTAAACCCTGTTGGTTCTTAGCGAGAAGAACTATATGATGATAGTTTTGGTCAAGAGGGTCTGGGCGGTCTGCCTTTGCTCTCTTATCTTCCATACTTGTCGTCATATAGCCTTCTACACCAAGTATTGGCTTAATTCCATTTGCTTTTGCAATACGGTGCAGTTCCCTATGCCCAGATAAAGTACCGTGGTCAGTAATGGCAATCGCTGTCATTCCTAACTCAACTGCACGGTTCACGTATTCTTCTGGAGTAGCAACACCATCCATTAAGGAGTAGTGTGTATGGACATGTAAGCCAACGTAGTTCATCTAGTTACCAGTCAATATTGGCTGATGAAGAAGATGAAGGAGTATCAAAGCCTAGATAAAAGGCTTCCTGTTCCGCATAAGGAACTTTGTTAAGAGCCTTCTCCAATGGATATGGCTCAACTCCTGCCCAATCAAATGGAGCAGAATCTGGAGTACTTGGAATAAGTGTATAGCTTGTTTCAGTTCCCTGACCATTACGCTTTACCTTCCAAGTAAGATTTGAAATGCTACCTGTCTCAAGTGCATATTCACGAATAGTATTAAATGCTGATTGCTTGCTAACACCCATGTTCCAAATTGCAACATACGGTGCTTCAATGCCATCATCTACAAGAACATTGCAATAGAAGCGAAGACGTGCTCTCCAGCCAGCCTTCATATCCTTGCGGTGCATCTCTTCTGCCCAGTCACGACCTTCTGATTCCATTGTGTCTACAGCCTTGCGCTTGTAGTCCTTTGGATTTGTGTGTTCTGAAACAACTAGCGCAAGGCCTCGTGCCTCGCTGTAATTTGCTGAATCTTCATCTAGTTCTTCAATGAAACGAATCTTTACTGCTTGTCCATCAGCGATCTTGAACCAACGAACCTTTGAACCTGTGCCTTCAAACTTTGGCTTATCTACTAGTGCGTTGATGTTTTTTAGTCCTTTTACAATTGCCATTTTGTCCTGCTCCTTTTTTATTATTGTTTTTATTTTAGCATAGATATGATTGAATTGTCAAACTGGAACTCCAGTTTTTTAATCTCATCATCATCCATGTCTCCTATGTCTTTATATTTTTTGTCTAAGCTAATAACACTTACAAGATGACCTAGCTTTTCAACTAGCTTATCTTTCATGATGCTACCAGCTTCGTCGTTGTCTGCAATTAGTACAACATTGTTGAAGTACTTTTCTAACAGTCTGATCTGAGATACAGACACATTAGCACCCAGCGTTGCAACTGCTGGAAAACCTATCTGGTCTAAGCGGATTGCATCAAAAGATGATTCCACTACATATACTACACTAGAACTCTTTACTCTATGTAGGTTAAATAAAACCTTGCTCTTAGGAAGTCCTGGAGTATTCTTAAAATCTTTACCTTCAATTGTCCTGGCAACAAACCCTATACACATACCATCTGGTGAATGTACTGGAATGGTTACAGACCCCTGCTTTTCAGAGTAACCTAAGTCAAACTTAATAACAGAGTCTTTTGTTAGTCTGCGACCATTAAAATAATTCATTGCTACTGGAGCATCAAGTGCTTGCTTATTTAATCTTTTGATAAGCAGTTCATCATACTGAACAAAATCAGGTGGTGCATACAGTGCTTTATCTACTATTGTTTGTATATCAGACTTCTGCTCTTTGCCTTTAATGTACCTTACCGTTTCAAAATACGATCTGTTAGAAGTAAACATAATAAGCTCAACAAGATTTTTAGTTATCTGACATCCAAAACAAAAGAACAAGCCACTATCCTTTGCTACTTCTCCAGCAGGTGTTCTCGTATTATTGTGGTATGGGCAATAGATAATAAAATCATTACCAAACTCAGCCTCAATATCAAGTCCTGCACCATTGAGAACACGACGAATCTGCTCTTCTGTATATATCTCTTTACTTACCATCTTCAAAATCCTTATAACGATAATAGCCTTTATCAAAGTCGCATTGAACTAAGAAGTCTCCCATAAAACCATTACGGTTCTTTCTAAACGCACACTCAATAATATCGCTGTTACTGGCACGACCTAAAGCCATTACCCAGTCAGCATCGTAGGCAATCTGTCTTGACCATGCAGTCTGTGCAAGAGTAGGAACAGTTGACATATCCTTTACATCATCAGGTGTAGCGGATGAGATAGCAATGATAGGAACTTCTTCGCTAATAGCCATGAGCTTTAGTTCACGAGAAAGGTTTTTCATCTTTACCGTTTCATTATCAGCCTTTTGGTTAGGGCTCATAAGTTGAAGATAGTCAACCACAACAAAGTCTGGCTTATACTGATCTATCTTTCCACGAATAACAGAAGGTGTTACTTCACCGCCAGAGTCATTTGATATGATGTGGAATGGTGGACGGCCCTCAAGTTTATTTGCATGCCACTTCTTTAGCATATCAAGTTCTATCTCACCGTTAGATAGTTTTCTATGTGACCACAGGCCTTCACCCATAATTGTAAATACTCTGTTACGAACTTCTGTCTCACTCATTTCAAGGGAAATTATAAGTGGTGTCTTGCCTTGCTTCCAAGCCTGTACAGCAAAGTACAAAGCCATCCATGACTTACCAATTCCAGGGTATGCAAGAAATACTCCAAGCTGTCCAGGCATAATTCCAGAAGGAAGGTAGTTATCAAACCCTGGCAAACCAGTTTTAATGCCACGCACTCCAAGTGCTTGCTGCTCTTTAACATTTTCAAAATATGCAATTGCAGAATCAATATCTGTTGCATCAATGTCACGAATAGAAGAAGTGTTTTTCTTTAGAGCAGAGGTCTTGGTAATCAAATCTTCAAGTGCTCGTCCGCCTTGACCACTCTGAACTTCAGTCGCAGCAGATCTTAGTATATCCTTCATGCTGTCGTTTACATACTCAACCTTTAACTCTTCAAGGTGATGCTTAGTAGCACCAACATCCTTGACAACTTCAAAATCTCTAAACTTTTCTACTACCAAAGATGAAGGGGGAACTGTTCCATTGTTTTCAGCATAGAGACGGATAAAGTTCCAGACATCGTTGTGCGTTCTTAATAGTGTCTCTACGTTTGCCTGTAGTAGTACGTGGAGTTGCTTGTCTTGTAATACCGCTGAAATTACTTTAGCTTCAGTATTATTCACTTAGCCACTCCTTTGCTTTAGCCCTGCGTTGTTGTCTCTCTTTTAAGTCTTGTTCTACATCTAGTTTACCATTAAGAATTTTTTCTGCATTATAAGCAAAATAGTTCCAGCTTGTTTCTTGTGCAACAGAAAAGTAATACTCAAGCAGATCATAACACTGAGATATACCATAGGACTCAATGAGTCCATCTGATGCCCATTGTTCAACGTTTAAATTTAAAGATGGCTTTTGCTCATACTTTGCTGTATGCAATTTTGAGTATCTGCTAAGCAAAGCCATTCGGTCTTTGCGTTCAGCCATTACTCTGAGATTTCAGACTTTGCTTCTTGAATCTTTTCAGTTAGCTTATCTTCTACAAACTTATACACACGCTCAAAAGCTTCAGGAGTTGTTTCACCATCGCGCTTGCTATCTACAACACCAAGATCAAGTCTTAGTGATTGAAAGTTACCAAGGTTAAGAGTGTATCCTAGTGTTACATTAATCTTTGTTGAATCGTTTTCCATTACCCACCCATTTCATTATTTTTCCGTATACTAATCATAGCATAAAGGTTTTATACTTGCAAGTTGCAAAATGTTTATTTTTGTACAATAATATTTACAGTACTTGGCTTTTCTATTTCAACAGACAATGTTTTTTTTGTTACAGTAACAATTGCTGACTCTTTATCTATTACGATATTAGTCACGTGTTACCTGACTATTGATTGAAAGAGTTCCTTGAATAAGCCTTGTAACTTCTCCAGCTGGAGATGTTATTTTTAAATCATATACATACTGTGGTGATGTAAGCAAAGCTGTTTGTGCAGCGGTTGCAGAAATTGTTACTTTTCCAGTAGTAGGATTAATGGTAAGGCCAGAGCCTACCATCGCATAGCCTCCAGATACGTAGGTACCACTTGCTGCACTATCTACAGTAAAGTTACTAGAAGTTGCAGCTTTTACCTTCACATTTGAAAGGTTGTAATCAACTGGAGTAACTCCATAGATATATGCAGTTTGATTTGCTGTAAAAGAATTAGTTGCGGTGTATGTAACTACTCCTGATGAGTTAGCAACAGCTGTAATAGCAGCTGCTTTTGCTTCTAGTGTGAATACTGGTGAAGCAGAAGTAAGAAACTCTCTTACCTGTAGCTTTCCTGTATAACCAAGTAAAGATACGGCAGAAAAATTCTCTAAATACTCAACTGTTAATATCCAGTTTGATCCTTGATCAATTGTAGGGCTATAATCCTTTGCCATGCCATCTCCTAAAAATAGTTTAACCTTTAAATTATATCACAAGTATTTAGAGGGTTTCAGTCCAAACAGGTATAAACCTGCCATCTTCTGTCTTCGTATATGTAAGTATACCGTCTCCCATGCGCCTGGTCAACTCTTGAGTAGTAGGCGTCATATTATTTGTTATTAATTTGTCTTTTCTTGGCTGTCCAATATGTATGCTTGCAAGTATAGCACGAATCTCTCTTACATGTGATTCAGAGTAGTAGGATCTAATTGTAAAACCTCTTTCACCATTAACCTTAGCCCCTATTGGTGGAGGAATAACTCCTCGTTTAATTAGACTTGGCATATACTTTCTATGCCTATTTACAAGCTTTGCAGTTTCTGCTACGCTATATGCTCTCTCTTTACCCTTTTTAAAATCAGACAGTAGGCATGTCTCTAAACGATCTTTAGTTATATTATAAAATGTAACCATGCCAGTGGAGCGGGAGTTATGATATACCCTTACTAAGTCCCCATTCAAGAACCATACTTTAACCTTGCCTTTAATTACAGGCTCGTTATTGTATGCTTCGCTCTGAATTTTTCCTTTTGAAGTATCCATTGTCCCTCTTTGGTTTCTAAAACTGGATGATAGAACTTTCTATTACCACATATAAGACAAGCTGTTTCTATATGATCAATGCCAGTGTACTGTCTATCTACGAACACACGACCATTACACTTTTTGCATTTTAACATTTATTTATTCAGCTTCTTTGGTAAGAATGTTTTCAACAGATAAAGAATAGTCATTGATTGCTTTTTCTTTATTTTGTTTTTCTTGTATTAGTTCCGTAATCTCTGCTCTTAAAATTGCAATCTGGGTTTCATAATTAGAGACCAGTTCTCCAATTCTCTGTTGTAGAACGGTAATTACTAGTTCCGCTTTATCCATTATGATAGCCTATCCTTGTATTGATTCAAGTTCAGACAGTAGTGCATTGTGCTTTAACAGCTCTTTTGCTATCTGACTGCTTAAAGAATCTACAGTAGATTGATTTATTGGATCAACTGCTTGTTCTGCAATTAAGCTTACTTGCAAATTATATACGTTTGTCAAGACAGCCCTAATGTGCTGGTTTACAATGTTTTGTTTTTCTTCATTAGTTAGTTCCATGTTGATCCTCCATAAAAATTATACCACATCTTCAGTGTTTTGAATAGCTCCCCACTTACCAAGTGGACAGGTTGCATGAGGCAGCTTTGCTTTTTCTTTCATAAAGCAACCACACTTTTTGCATTGTTTGGTAGCTTGTATGAGAGAAGGACACTTAAGACAATTGTCTTCATAGCGATATTTAAATACGTCATCATCAACACGATCAATATTTGGATTAAGTAGATCCCAAGGCCTTACGGGGTCTCCTGCATTTTTCTCTTTCCACAATTGCCAGGGTGATTTTTCTGACAAGTTACTCTCCAGATCTTATGCTAAATGTTTGAGTTTCTGGATCATATACTGATCCTACTCCAGCTGTTCCACCATCTTCAATCATATTGCCTGTTACGTCAAGGATAGTAGGGTTGCTTGTAAATATTGCAGCCAGTCTTTCGTCTGTATGCAAAATATCAACCAATTCATTATCTATAACAAAAGCTATTTTAATTGGAGGCATTGTATTTTGTTCTGACATTTTTTTCTCCTTTCTTTTAAGTATATCATATCTTGTCAATTTTGTCTATGTTATAGACAAATTATCATATGTAGACCCAGCATTATCATTTACGCTACCACTATTTATCGCTGAAGGGGTCTTAATAACCCCAGCATAAGAAGATGCACCAGCTGCAGGCTTAGCTAAATCAGTACCATCAACACGAGCATAAGATGCTGTTCCTAAGACTGTGCCAGATAAATCACTATATGCAGTAGCAGATATATTATTTCCGCTTGTTGTTACAGAAATTTTCTTCACCTTTTGAAATTCTGAAGTATTTGTATTAATATTTTCATCTTTTAAAACTGCTACATAAGAAGTATATCCTGTAGACATAATTCTTAATTGAGTATAGTAGGTATTTGTTGTAACTAAGTTTGTAACCTGTTGGCCCGTGCAAGAATAGGATGTTACTACTGGAGTTGAGGTATCTCTTCCTGTGCAGGTATATGCAACTGGTGTTGAGGTATCTCTTCCTCTACAAGTATATGTGGTGGGGGTTGTAGCAGTAGAATAGGTACATGAAAATTGTGTAACAGTTGTATAGTATGTTGTGTTTGTGGCTGCAACTGCGGGGGCTCTAAATAAATTTACTCCACCAATTGGTTGAACGCAAGCTCCACATCTTGTTCCAACAGTTGATGCATTATATGTGCTAGTTGTTGGGCTTGCATTACATGCCGCTAAAGTTGAATAATTCTGTGTTGTTCCAGTACACCCATAGGTAGTACTTGTAAATGGCCCATCTTGGTAAGATGTGTCAGATATTGTACAAGAGGATGGACAAGCTGCTTGCGCTTGGAAATAGTTAGGATAGTTGTAAGTTGTTCCACTTCCACAAGAGTAAGATGTAGATCCAGAAACTGTACTTACTGTACAGCCAAAACAGCCAGTTCCGCTAGCATCTGTGGCTTTGTCTACGGGAAAATTACAGTCTGAAGACGTTGTTGCTGGAATAGTTGTTACTGGGCAGCCGTAACAATTTGGACTTGTTCCATTAGAGTTAGTATAAAATGCTCCTGCATTACAGTCAGAGGAAGTTCCTCCTGATGTTGATGTAGTTACAGTACATCCATAACAATTAGGATTTGTTCCATTTGAATTTGTTGAAATTACTGATCCATTACAATTTGTTGAAGTAACATTTTGCGAAGAGGGTATTTGATAATAAGATGGAGCAACTGCATAAAATGATCCTGCTCCGCTTATCCAGAATGCTACTCCTGGTCCTCCACCACCAGATGGGATTTCAACACTTGCAGTTAAATCTGTTTTAGAAGTAATCTCTAAAGCCTTTATTGGATATGATACTGCAGCACTTCCTGGATTTAGAGGACTGGTGTACGGAGTAAGGTTGGTTGAGTTAACTGCTTTTAGTCCATCTGTGCTCCAAGAAGAAGGCGCATGATATTGATAAGGCCCATGAACAACATCACTATATATATATCCGCTACTTGATGTTCCAAGTCCTGATGGTACTGCTGTCCTATCAAAATTATCAATGACTGTTCCAACACGTGCTGTTACAACTGGAGAATAATAATAATATGTGACAGCACCATTTGATGAAACTACCGCATCTCTTGCATAAAACTTTTTATTTGGAGTAGTTGCATCATCTTGAGTTATTGGATATGTTGGTGGACCTATTGTATCTATAATTGTTGCGGAAGAAGATACTTCTCCATCTGTTGGAGCTGTATATGGTGATAAATAATAAACTATTTTTGTTGTGGAACTAGTTGTATACCCGCCCAGTTGATAGGTTCCAGAGGATGCTGTAATTGATGTAAATGCAACTCCAGTTCCAGAAAGTGAAGGTGAAGATATTTGAACTGGTGTTAGTACAGCAATAGTTGTTGTAGATACAGAAGAACTTTCATTTCCACCGTACCCTGTATTTGATCCAGAGACAATACCTCCAGTATAAGGAGTAACATAAAAGGTGTATGATGTACTTGCAGATAGGCCTGTAACAGTTATTGTTGTTGTCGGGCTTCCGCTGCCAGCAGATCTAAAGTATCCTTCTTCTATACCTATACCGCTATATGTGTATCTAACCAAGTAGCTTGAAGAGTATGCTCCAGCAGTAAATTGAAGTTTTACAGAATCGTATGTTGTATCTGCAGTTACTACACTTAGGCTAGATATGTCTCTTGCTGCAGAAACGGATTGAGTCTCAGATGTTGAAGTAGATGTAGCTCCTCCAGAAGATGTTGCGGTAACAGAAAATCTATACAAGTTATCAACATTTGGGTATACATCAGATGCATTATCTATTAGCTGATACGTATATGTGTTACTAGATCCTACAGAGGGATTAGTTGCAGTTCCGCTTGATATTGTGGCCCAAGATGAGCCTCCGTTAGAGCTCCTTTGAAAAACATATGATTGCGTTGAAGAGTTAGACCAATAATAATTTGTTCCTGTTAAAGTAATTAACTTAGTAGATGTGTTTGTAGACTGAGACAGTTCTACTTTTTCTGCTATTGATGGTCCATTAATTGTATCAGTGCCAAAAAATATTTTCCAAGCTCCAGCAACCTTTAAATATCCAGCGGCAACATTTTTCCAAGCACCTCCCACTTTTAATTTAATTTGAGAAACAGGTTTCCATTCAGAACCGCCTAAGCCATCGCTGGTTTTTAGTTTAATCGTCATTCATTATCCAATCACGGTGTGTAAAGTAAAACTACATCACCGTTAGCCTCATTTGCTGTTAAATAAGAACTGCTAGAAAACTTAGCTACTGTGCTAGTAAAAATATTTCTTAGTCCACCAGAGTTTGCTGCGCCTGCTCCTGCTGGATCTCCCGCAATTTGTGCAGATCTTGCCACCTTTACCTGTCTTCCAAAATCTTCTTGGTAGTGACCTAAAACCAATCTGCCTGATTCAGAAGTAGAAATAACTCCATAGTCACCAATAGTATCTCTTATAGAAAAATTTCCAGATACTGACTTTATTGTAACATTTCCAACATTAAGGGTTCCATCTACATCCATTTCTCCAGTAATATTTCCGCCTGTTGCAGTAATTATTCCCTCAATGTCTGCATCTGTAGCAAATAGCTGTCCTGATAAATTAACTCTAAATGGCGCTGTTCCATCAGGTCCGTCACTTCCAGACCAAAAAACATCATCTGTTGCAAGTGTTGGGCTATTTATTCCTGCTGTTTGATTTTCAATATCGTCATTTGATACTGATATATATCCTTGGGCAGAGTTTAAAGATATCTTGCCTTGACCAGTTTGTGTTTTTGATATCTCCCCTGGAGTTATAAGCCATCCACCAATATTTGCAGAATTGGTTGTCAATAGACCGCTTGAACCAACTATAGTTGTTTGTCTTAAGTCATTACCAGATTGTCCATTAGAAAATGTAATGCCAGTTGAATTTAGTATGTACCCTGCACCAGAAAGTGAGCCACCCGTATTTGCACTATCAGTTACAGTATTTCCAGTTAGTGTTCCGCTATATATAGATGCTCCCGATGCAATGTCTACGTTTCCACTAAAGGAGCCCTTTTTAGCTTTTAGGTCTCCAGTTACTACAAGAGATGAGCCGTTCCAAGTAAGATAATTATCTGCTCCACCAACTTTCAACGATGCTGACTGAGCTGAATCTATATACCAATAATTGTTTGTATTAAATACTAAACCTCTTTTGCCAGTAGCTACTCCATAACCAAATCTAAAAACTCCTGTATCTGTTCCAGAAACTCCAGCTTCAAAGTATCCAGTTGTAGAAACATTTGTTCCTATGAATGGAGATCCCGCAGTTGATACTGGACTACCAGTTAATGCTTGATATGATGATGAAGTATTATTAAATTCATCGTATGCTGCAATTGCTACTTCATAATTTGTGCCAGAAGCAAGACCTGTTATTCTAAATGCTGTTCCAGTTCCTGGGGAATCTACATAAGAGTAGTTTGATGCTGGAGTAGTTACTGGTCTAAATCTAATCCTATACCCTCGTAAAGTACTATCTGATACTGCCGTCCAAGATATATTTAAGAAAGCATTAAAACCTATTGTTCCAGAATTTTCTAGCCCACCAGTTACTGTTCCAGTTGGAGCAGTAGGTCCTTCATTGTCTACTGTAACTGGAGATATTGGTGTTACTTTTTGTGCAGCAGAGAATGCTGTATAGACTCCGCTGTCTGATGAAAACCTTGCTTTAACCCATCTAGAGTTTGTGTTTAAAGTAATTATATTTGCTGGTGAAACGCTATCAAAATAAACCCTTGAATATGTAACACCTGTTGGTTCAGAGGATGCATTTGATTCATACTCCACAATATCAATTGCATCAAAAATAGATTCAGTTGGCACGGTATATGTTACGCTATACCCGCTTGTTGCTTGAGCAACTGTTATAACTGGTGGTGATAGACTTAGAACATAGGCTGGAATAGAAGTATCACATACGCTACTGCTTGTATTATAAAATGGATCAATTGCATAAACACAAACACTAGTAATACTAGTTCTAAAAATTCCAAGAGTTGATCTATTTAAAGATTTTGTTAGTGTAACGGTCTGTGCTGTTTGTGTGCCATTAACTGGAAATGAGCCGTATGGTGTCCGTCTTGTAATTCCGTCTGCGGTAACTTCTAATATAAATTCTGACACATCACTATTATCTACATTGGCATAATCCCAGTCAAACGTAACAACTAAATCTTCTCCAGACCAAACTGCAGAAGTCCCAGTTACTGCTGTAGGTGCTATTAAATCAAATGGTGTTTGTCTCGCTGGCTTGTTATTACTTCCAGGAATTGTTTTTGTTGGCTGAACTAAAGTATTAGCTAATCCTACTGGGCTAACAGATGCTGTTAAACTTTTTCCACCATTAATTAATGGAATACCATCAAAATCAATAATTTCAATTTCAGCACCAGTCCGTGCTCTTGTTTGTCCAATCTTATTCCAAGATACTCTCGGATCGTCAACGCTTATTGGTACTGTTTGATTTTTAGCAACAGACTTTGGACTTTTATAGCTAGATCTTGGCGGTACCTTCGCCATTATTTTGGTCCTATAGCAATCCAGTTTATATAAAAAGTTCTGGTTGGCTTTGGGTCAGTTGCCGTAGATCCACTTTCATCAGCAGCAGCCAGAGGTAATTCTTTTGCCTTTACAATACGAACAGTAAAACTTTCAGGATTGGTTTCAGTAACAGTGCACACGAGCCCAGCATTTCTGGCTGTCATTGTTGGAGGAGTTCCTGCTATAGAAGCTGTTACTACTACAATAGGTTTTGCACTAAAAGCAGCGACTCCAGTAGTAGCTCCATTATCAAAATCTATCTCTTGATAAAACATGCGATTAGTTTCTAGCATTAAATCTTTGCTATCTCCTGTAGTATTAATTGTGACTCTGCCATAAAGCATTTTTTGTGAACCAGGATTAAACTCTTCGTAAATTTCTGTCTCGCCATTCCAGTTTGTAGTACCAGTGGATAATAGACCATAGTTGTTGGTAATAGCGGAAAGAGTGTCACTGTGCTGGTTAATAACATTAATAACTTGGTGCCAAGCAGAAAGATCTATGATATTGGGGTCTGATATTTTAATATATGGCATTTTTATCTCCTGTCAATTAATTATACCACAAAGGACTACTCTTGAATTCTCTTAAGATTAAGAGAAGTTGATAGGCCTTGGCTAAAGTTATGAGATACTGAATGTACCAAATACCTTTGTTCAACAATACCGTTTAAAGAATAAGATAGGGTTACGGTATCTCCTACCTGAATTAAGGGGTTTCCAAATATATTTAAAGATACAGTCTTAGAAAAACCTTCAACACCTCTTTGGACAACCTTTAACATTTTATAGGCTGCCTGCTTAGACTGTATCCACTCTGAGTCTAGCTGAACTGTCTCTGATAGATTTGAGTGGTCTATAATGCTTTCAATAATTTCTGGATCTGAAGGTGCAACAATTTCATGCGTCCATAAATTTAAGTTAACAGTAACGTTGTTTACATCATCAGAATCTTTTTTAAGATGAATCATGTGTGGTGATCCATTTGCTATTGCCATTCTTGCTCTAAATCCAGTGTTGATTGGTGTTGAGTATGCCAAAGAGTATTCATCTACTAGCTTTTTTTGATATTGTCTTTTGTCTATTGCCCTGTTCCCTGGAAAATATCTCATCATATATTCAATTGGAAGAACGTCTACAGATACAGCAGCTGGTGTCTGATATTCAACATCATAATAATTGATTCCAGATACCTCTGGTGTTGTTTGCATAAGATAAGTAGGAGACTTTGTATATAGTGGTTGTTTTTGAACTAGACCGTTTAAAAATTCTCTGTCTTGATAGAAATAGCTTACACTTCTTTCTTTTAAAGGTTTTACAGTGGCATGAATTTCTCTTAAGGTTGCTGGAGTATTAGAAGTTATTGATGGATTACTTTTTGGAGGATATAGGTTAGTTATTTCTTGTGGGAATCTAGAAGCAAAAAATCCAAACTTTGTACCAACTGCAATATCGTTAGGTATTGTTGGTCTTTGTCGCATGCCAGTAATTTTATTTAGCTCTGATGATGCCCAACCATTTGCTGATGGGTTGGTAGTTTCATCATACTCTGTTCCAGGAATTTGCCATCCCGTTATCTCAACATTATTTATAAAAACTAGCAAAGCATTTTTTGGTGCTGCAACTGTTGCATTTTCTCCATCTTTACCATCTGTTAAGTAGTGAGCAACTCTTAAGTTAAAGCATTCATCTATATCGTAAGAAAAAGTAGTTACATCTCCTGTAACAGTTTTCTTTAATACTTTAGCAAAATTATTAATAATGCTAACACACTCAGCGGTAACATCTGCCCAACCTGTAACTACCCCTAAATCATTATATATAATAAGGCTGTAATCATATTTTTGTGGACTATACAAGGATGATGTATTTGGATTAACTCTACTGTATCTAGCAAGCTCTATAAAATATGATCCTGAACTATCACTGGTGCTTGCCATATTAAAAAATAAACCAGCAGCTGCGCCACCATCAGCAGTAAATCTAAACTTAACAGAATATGTTTTATATCCAATGTCTACTTTGGATGTTGGATATACTAAAGATTTATTAGTAGATGTAGCACCTACTGCAATAGCCTTTACTTCTGGCATCTTAGGGTAATCAGTTTTAGTACTGACAATTGAGGTATTAGATGAAGAACTATATGTTTGAAGGTTTAAAGTCAAAGATTTTTCTGATAAACCTTTGCTTGCCAGCGTTGTTACCTTTATATGATCTATTGGAACAGTTCCAAATAAACCACGCTCTACATTAGTTATTTTACCAGTAGGAGTTACCAGAACATCATAGTCTGCAGAAATATATGCTTCTCCTCCTGATACATATGTTCCTGTTGTTGTTCCTAATACTTTAAATGTTGTTGATGTTCTTTCGCTAATAATACCCTGAATATTATAAACAGCTGGAACAACGTCAGCAATCATTACTTTATCTCCGACCTTAAAGGAATTTGCTGATGTATAAGTAATAGCAGTTCCGTTTCCAGAAACAGATGTTATTGTAGATGTTGATGGTCTAAGACCAATATCATTCTTTTTAATATAATTATCTATCTGTGAGGTAAGGTCCACATTATTTTTAATAGATATAAACTCTTCATTGTCCCCGTTAACTTTTGACAACTTATACTCTTTATATGCAAAAGAAACAATTTCATTATCAATAAATGCAAATCCATCATTAGTCATATTAAATGTATGGAAGATGTCTAATAGATCATTATTGTTAAGTTGAAACTTATTTGAATTTACTAGCATATCTGCATCAAGATAATTAAATCCAACAGAGTCAACAGTTTGCTGGCTCCAGACAACATCATTTGAAGTTGTGTATATAAAAGAAGGAGAGTTTGCTATAGCGTCATCTGTTACATTTTGAAGAGATGGAGACTGTTTAATTTTTGGTGTTTGATATCTTAAAGAGATCTTACCTGGCTTGGCATTGTTTGATATACTAAATCCATTTTGCATAATGTTTCCATCTAGCAAAGAAAGGTTAGATCCTGAAGATGAAAGTATATCGTACAAGCTTAAAAATCTCATGACTCCATACTCATCAATATATGCACCAATTTGATAAGCTACAAATAATTCATTTAAACATTCTATTATTGTTGAATCTTTAGAATTACAGTAATAGTATGAAAGATCTAGTGGTGCACTCGTGCTATTACATACAGAATAAAGAGAGTCATAATCATAGTCTGTAAAACCAGATAGGTCTAAGATGTTTGTTATAATCTCAAATACCGATTTTCGGTTAACAACATAGTCTGTTACTGGCTTTGATTGTAAATACCTAGAGACATCAAAACACTGAACTGTAATATTTTGAATATCATTTTCAGCCCAAGAGTCTGAATAAAAAACTCCGCCAGGAATATAGGTGTTTGATGTTGTGCTTGAGCCTGGTGTTGAGTATGATGCAAGATTAAAATTAATATAAAACTTAATATTTTTTCTTAGCATGTTTGCCAGGATTGTAGAAGACTGATTGCTTTGGCTAGAAAAAATTGGGACTATTGTTGATCCAGCCATAGCGGGTATTCCAGATAAAGTAATCTGAGCATCATTGGTGTTTAGAGAAGAGATTGGTAGTAACTCACTACTTCCATCCAAAGATTTACTAATAGATAATGATTCAACAAAGTCTGTTAAATCAATTTCAAGTCTTGGAGAAATCTCTACTACATGCATTCTTTTTAAATCAGATACTACATTTGATGAAGGTGAGGGAATTACTGTTGGTGTTGAGGTGCAATTTACTGTATAGCTTATTGTCTGAGTAGCAGAAGTTCCTTGCTGATTTTTCCCAGAATAAACAGTAAGGGTTAGGCTATATGTTGTTCCACAAGATCCTACTCCAAGGTAGGAAGATGTGGCTGATTTTGAATCTCTTGTGTTAAAACTTCCAGAAGTTGTTGTAGTCACTTTAAAGGATGCTCCGTTAGAGTAACTAAACGAAGCCCATACTGGTTGAGTATTATTGCCAAATGTTAGAGAGTTTCCAGTGGGGGTTGCAGGCGAAGCAGAAAATGAATTGATTGTTGGTCCTCCAGAAGTTGGCGCTGTTTCTCCTGTAAACTTTAAAAATTCTGTGTTGGTTGTTCTGTCTATCTGTGTCACCGTTATTTTGCTAAAGGATGTAGATAGGTATAAAGATCCAGAATCACTAAACTTTGGCATTGATGACCATTTTGTTTTAGTCCAAGCAGAACCAGTCCAGTACAAAATTAATACACCATTACTTCTGCCACCTTCTGAATTATTTGGAGGGGATATATCTTGACTACCGTCAACTGTAATAGTTGCTCCATCAATAGCTATATTTACTAATGGAACTGTCATTAAAGTATTAAACTTAATAACAATCTTATTAGTAGTAATTGCTTTTTCATAAATAGCAGTAATATTTCTTGAATCGTCATCTGAAACAAAATATTTATATGAGGATGTGTCTGTTGGTAAAACATTCTTTAAGACTGGGATTGGTTTAGAAGAAAGAAAAAACCTTGGATTTTGCAAAATTGGTGTGACTGGAGAATAGGTAGAAACCGAATAGTTCTTAATAACTGAAGACGTAATTTTTCTAAAGTTAGTAGGAAATGTACAGTTTACATTACCTGACTGGACATATGATTCGCCTGGTCTAAAATATGTAAATGGCATTTCTGTTGGAAATAAAGAACGGTTTTGATAATCAAAGTGGGTAGTAGCATATACTTCAGGTACCGTAAAATATACTATTGGATTATTTTTTTCACCGCTTATGGAGTTAGCTGTGATGGTGTATACAAAGCCTGCAAAGGTGTTATCAGGGCTTTGGGAGCCTACGTAGGTAATAACCTTGGTCCAGCCTAGGGAGTCTGCCTCAACCTGCTCAGAGCCGTATTCAAGATCTGAGTTTTTTCCTGATGCATTGATCATTACTGGTATAGGACTGCTAGTTTTTACATATGTTATTACTTTATATGCCGAGCTAGATCCGCCAGATACGGTATAAGATGTTGAACCTGTACTGACCATATCTAGCGGGGCTTCCAGAGTTGTAAAAAAAGATTGACTAGTACTACCAATAACACTAAAAGAAGAATTGTATGCATCAATACTTACAGTATATGCTGTGCCTGATGATAGTCCAGAAAATGTATAGCTTGTCCCTGTTGGAACTGTGTCAGATTGACCATTTAACTGAACTCTATAAAATGAAGTTCCCGTTGGTGGATTAGACCAAGACACATTAATGGTAGTTAAGTTTACAACTGAACCTGTTATAGCAAAGGCACTTGCGCTTGGTGTTGATGTAGTAACTGGTGTTGGTGTTGGACTAACTGGCGGAAACATTGCAAAGCTTTTAGTAGTAAAGTTAGGCTTAGCTCCAGAGGTTACATCAGTTGGTAAAGGGGATATTGGGACTACGGTTAGCTTTGTGCCAGTGCCAGCGGTAGTAATATATGGAGCATTAAATAAATTATGATTCCACTCTGCAGAAACTACTGGTGTCAAAGTTATTGAGTCTGAGCCTGTAAAGACTGAAGAGCTGACATTACTTAACATTATACCTCCGTAAAGTCAATGCTCATACTAACGTAGTCTGACACCTTTGTTCTATTAATAATACTCTTAGAAAACTTTTCCATAAAAACAGTATATACTTCAGAAGCATTTTGTGCAGTAACAAAGTTACCTGATGAATCAAGCTCAGAGGCAACAACCTTTAAATAAATAGGAGAGCCTACATTGGACTTATAAAATGATTCAAGCCAAGCAGCACTATTATTTAAGTCAACTGTCTCAGATGTTTTTGATGGAACATACGACCAAGAAACCGATATATTCTTTTTTTGAGCAACTATATATTTTCTCATCTTACCATTAGCCATTCTAGCCTGGGTTTCAATAATCTCTGTAGAAATACTAATAGGATCTCTATTATGGTCTGTAAGTTTTTGCCAATTAGAATTATCTAGGGATAGCTGGATTCCAGCTTGTAGTAAGTACGCCATTATAAATTAACCTTATTAGTCTTATTATTTTTGCTTACTTCTAGCTTTAGCTTTCTCATAACTTCATTTGCTACAATTTCTGGGTTTGCGCTATTACTTGTTACAGGCATATTTATATTATACACTGTACCGCCAGAGTTTGCGCCCACTGTTGCGGTACCGTTATTAATTGCATCCATTGTTTTAACACCATAATCTCTTACAGATGATGCTTTAACAACATATTCTCCATTTGAAACTCTAATTGATCCTCCACCAGCATAGCCAAGTGACGCTGTAATTGAATCTGATATTCCTGTTCCTGGTCCCCTGATAAGTCCACCATTGGCAAATTTAGGAATTCTAAGCTTTCCTTTATCTATAAATCCTCCAGTTGCACCAGTAATTGCATCTCCAGCGCTACCTGGAAATGAACGATTAAATGGTGATACAAAAAGAGAGGCACTTTCGGACATAGCCCAAGGAAATCCTGCTGGATAATCTGGGGTTAACGTAAGTCTCTGCAAGTCAAAAAGATCGTCTGGAGATACATAGCTAAGGCCTCTTAGAAAATATGGATAGGTATTGTAAGTACGGTTTGGACTGTTTCTCCAGGCAGTTAATTCGTCCTGGGTTTGGTTTCGGGGCATGACACCAGTTTGGCGAGATGCAAAGGCGGCAGCTTCAGTTTCTAAGTCTTTAATTCTTTGTAGTTCTGATAAAGCACTTGGATCTACATATCCGTCATTTCCATATGGGAAGTTCTTTGATGTACGAAATGGATTTTTAAACCATGCTACAACTTCTGGTCTAAAATTTGCATCCTGATACTCTTGCCTGCGAAGCAAATCATCCCGCTGCCAACCAATTGTGGAGTTGCGCTCAGCTGCAAACCATTCTTCCAGTGGACTCGCGCTGGAAACCATCCCGCTGGCGCGAGGGTCATCAGATTTTTTAGGCTTTTTAGGCTTTTTAGTTATTTTAGGTATTTTAGGTTTTTGAATAAGTTTTTGCACAGTTGTTTTTAAACTAGAAAGACCTGGAAGAGTAGGGTTATCTACAAGACTAGCCATACCTGGAAGATCATAAATCTTATCATATGACATAAACCCACCAATTTTAGGAGCTGATGCTTTGCCTCCTGTGTCGCTCAGAGTATGAGAATGTCGTATTCTAGTAATTGCAGCTGCTTTATTATATAAAAAAGTTGAAAGACCCTGGTTTTGATAAGCTTTATCTGTATAGCGATAACCAATAGCTCCCGTAATTGGATCATAGGTTATAGAAGCGGCTGTTTTTCCAGTCAATGGGTCTATAACCTCTACTTGGTGGCGGGGATGTCGCCATGGGCTTAGTGACTCCCGTCCAAGGCCAGATCCTGGGTCTTTTATGGTTGAAAGAAAATCGTCTATAACTGGAGCATCTGCTTGATTCAAAGTATGTTTAGTAAACCTATAAATAAAGCTTTTATCACCCATCGTAAAAGGCTCTTCTATGACTGCTGGCAAAGCTTTATTTTCTGCAATAAGTTGTTTAGAGGTCGCACGTGGTAAATCCATTAGTGGGATAAAATTATTTAGTTTTGCTGCTAGTAGTGCCTCCCAATGTGCAAGGTCAAGTCGTGCTGCATCACCTTCTGGGAATAATAGTCTGCCTGATGATTTTATATCTTCAAACTTTTTTCTAGATACAGCGACCTTTTTCTTAAGTGCAGCGTTTGGATCAAATTTAGATTTAATGGATTGTAACATACCTGTAAGTCCAACGCCTGCCTCTGATTTGTATGCTGCTAGTGCAGTTTTTTCAGCAGCTTTTTCAGAAGCTATTTTTGCAATCACTTCTTTACTAATTCCAATGTTGCCTATACGTGTACCAATTCTACCCCATGGAAGAATTCCTGCAATATCAAGTGTTTGCTGCAACGCCATTTCAGGTGCAACTGATCCAAACCCTTCTTCTTGAGATCTTTTAATCCATTCTTCTTCTTGATTTCTATTTGTAGATGTCAGATAAGGAGTTCCTGGAAGGTCAAGGCCAGCAAAACGTAACATTTTCATTCCTTGGTTTACTGCTCCCATTTGTGCTAATCTGTCTACCCATGTAATACCTGGAAAAATGAAATTCTTATATGCATCGTAAGGAAGATCTACTACTCCATGGATATCTTGACCACGTAGATCTTTTCCTATTCCATAAGCCATAGGGTTAAAGATATCCTTAAAGCCTTGAAATGGTTTCTCATCTGGCTGCATTGACTTTGGTAGCGATTGCCAAGACTTAAAAATATTCTTTGGAGTTTCTTTCTTTGCCAACCAATCCATATTATTTTGATTTCCTTGACTTGAATAGTAGGCTGCAGATCCTGGTGCAAACTTAGTTCCAGCCACAGAGCTTCCATGTCTATGTCCTGCTAGTCCACCTTCATGGAATCCTTTAGCTTTATCTAATCCACTATCAGTTATGTATTTTTTAAAGTTTTGCCATTGTAGAGAATTTTTGATCTCATCTGGATTTGTCCTTGCTGGTGGTTTAAATCTTTGAAGACCTTCTGCCCACCCAAGATAAACATCCTTTGTTGCTTGTGGCATATTTGGAGAGTTTTCTACAAGACCCCTTAAAAATGATGGATTAAGTCTCATAGGCATATTTAAAGCATTGTTTTCAAATTGTGCGTAACTGCTAAAATACCCTCTTAGACCGCCATAACTTGGGCCGTATGGGTTTCCAATTTGTAATGCTAGCTTTTTATCTTTTATCTTTTTGCTACTCATAAATTTGGTATATGCTTTAAAAGTACTTTCATCAGCAAAAGCTTCAGCTGCGCCACCAAAATAAGTAATGGAGTCATAGTCTTGTAAAGTGATTGCACGGTCTTCCCAGGCTGCTAATCCCATACCCTTTTGTTTATTTTCTGCTGTTACAAAAAGTGATTCGTATTCATCTGCTAAATCTTTTTTACCGTCTTTTCTTAACTTTGCAATTGTTTTTCTAAAAGAGTCGTGTAAAACATCCATATCAAAATGGTGCATTGTCTCATGTATTGCAGTGTTACCCTGTACTTTATACTTTGAGTTAAACAATATGTGTGGTAGCAAATTTTCATAATTAGAAGATTTATCACCAAACCTTGGAATATATTGTCCGCCAACTCCTGCTGGCAATTCTTCCTTTTTTATTTTTGGTAGGGGTACATCTCCTAATGTATCAGATAAAAACTTTTCAACTTGGTTAGGCTTTATGGCTTTACCAGCTTGTTTGCCAACAAATAACTTAGAAATAAGTTTACCAATACCACCAAGAATATTGCCT